TCAATCTGTTTTGTTTTTAGTTCCAGCTCCATATTTACCCCGTTCTCGTATTCTGCGTAAGATTGCCTTAAAATCTTCAAGGTCTCTCGCTCCGTCTGTAATTGATTTTTCAAGGCTTCCGACTTCGTCAAGGCTTCGGTCAATCTCGTTTTTAAGCTCTGTACTTGTAACTGCTGATTGCGTCTGTTCATCTCCCAGCTTTCCGATATTTTCTCTAACCGTATAAGCTCCGCTTCCGTGATTGTGTATTCCGCCTCTTGTGCAGCAAGAGGAAATGCTAAAAAGCAAAATGCAAATAAAAAAACAAAAAAACTTCTTTTCATTCATTTACCCCCCCCTCTCTTTTTCTTAAAAAACCTAAGGCGTTGTAATACTTACGCTCGATTATATAGGTTCCTGTTTGAGCATACCCGTCTTGCTCAAAAACTGTCATTGATAAATTATCAGCAGATAAGACAATGGCAACATGTCCAAACCCGTTTTTTTTAGTCGCTTTAAAAATTACAACATCGCCGACAATAGGCGGAGTTTCTTTGAATTCAATTTTTTCAAAATATTTTTTTTCCAAAGGCATTTTTTCATATTTTGTGTAAAGCTCGACAGCTCCAATCACACCGCCTGTATGAGGTATATTTAAAACGTCTTCACAATATTGACGGAATAAATCGACACACTGACAGCCATACCGCCCGTCATAGTCCACCTTTTTATCGTTGTATTTTTTTACGAATTCGTCTAAAGTCATTTTTTTTATTCTCCTTTAATGCAGATTTTTTAAATACTTTTCGTTTTTCTTAATTGGAAAATCGATGCAAAGTATTTTATATTCCGGCAAAACAAATTTATCTTTTTCACTTTCGTACATTTCGATTTTTTCTTTAATTCTTGTGCTCATTACCTCTATCATAGAGTCCGCCCAAGAGTTTACCAGCTTTTCAAGATCAGGTCTTATTTCACGCCATGCGGGATAACTTTCAGTCCCGCAAGGTAGGCGGGGTATCTTTAAAAGGAAAGCCTTATAGTCTATTTCAATGTTATAGAGAATGTCTTGTATGTAGCCATGTCGTTCTTTATTTGTTAGTTTTTCTTTTAGGTTGTTATAATCGACACGCTCCAATAACTCATCTTTGATGATCTCGGCTGCGGTGAGAGCCGGTAGCTCGCATTTAATGTTAGCTTTAAATAAGTTTTTTATAGGCTCGTAAAGGCGGCGGATTCCCCGCCGTTCATCGGCTTTTAACTTTTCGTCAATCTCTCCGGATCTCCTAAAAAGAGCCTTCCGAAGTTCCTCATCTTCCATACGCTTTTTGTTTTGCTCGTCAATTTCAGCCTTGAAGCTGTCGAGCTTTTTATCGACTTTGCCGAGAGCGATTTTTTTATCGCCCCAGCCTAATGTCGCCCCTTTTCGGATTACGACTATTAAGGCAATAAATATAAGAATGGCTATTAAGGCGATAACGCCCCAGCCGATTACCGGTATTTTGTCTAAGTTTTCCATAAATCTATTCTCCTATGAATGGATTTTATAGAATTAAGAGTTAGTAACGCAAGAGAAAAAAAAGTAAAATTTATAAGATAATACAGCTGAATATTTTTATTATAAAATAATTGGTTTTTATAATCTTGTAATATTACAGATAAGTTTTAGTTATCAATTAAAGAACTAGGGAAGATTTTATCAATATCGTAATCGGAATACTCTTTTTTAATAAATTGATGAATATCACAATCTTGAACTTTCAAAGCATTTCCCATAAATGAAAGTTTTGTTCTATTTTCTGCTATTATATCAGACCATTGATATACATAAATTGATATATTGGCTCTTTGCGATTTTGTATATAAATGTCTATCAGTTTTATCAAATTGACCTACTTTTGATAGGGCAAAGTTATTTAATTTTGAGCTGACAAGAATTATTTTATATTCAAGATTTTTACTAAAACATGCTCGATCTTCAATATCCAATAAATATCTATCAACTTGATTTAATTCTTTTTGACCTATAGCACATTTAGGAGCTTTTAATTCAACAATCATAATTTCACGCCGTTTATCACTAATAATATTTTCATTAAAAAAGAATAAATCTGTTATGTCTTTTATTTTCGGAGTATCACATTTAACTAAATTATTATCATCATTTGTAGGCTCATACACAAGATATTTATTTCTTAATTCTCTTAAATTGTTTTCTAAGTTTTTATCTGAAAATAATATCGGGGTATGTGCATATTGCTCTCCGAATATCCATAACTGTTTTTCAATGATTTTATGTAACTGTGAACGCTCCTTTACATTTTCACTTATTGGAGAATATACTAATTTGTATAGTATATCAAGAAAATTATTTTTATTTGCTATATCTGTAGAAAATTCAATTACATTTTCAAAGTCAACTATTTCAATAAGTTTTTTTAGTTTTGTTACTGTTTTAGAGTTCATTACACCTAGATGTTCTAACACTTTATTTAAGTCTCCGTTTGATAGAGCAAGATTAACTAAAGGATAAATGACCTTGCGCAAATTATTCTTTTTTGTAATTAACTCATATTCGTTTTCTAAACAATACGCAAATTGATTAAATATAATAGCTTGAGCTTTTGAATTTTCTGCTTTTTCTCTATATGGATAATATTCATCATTTTTTAGTTTTTGTGAAAAATTATAATAATCCGCAAATTTTTCCTTAAAATATTTTTCTACCTCATTTTTTGTTTTTTCTTTAAATCTGGATACATCTTCATCAAGTTCATTTATTGCTAAGTTTCTATATATCCCATCAGTCATTTGAATACAATCAGAGTCGACAAAAAAACGCCATCCGTTATCATCCGGTATATCAAAATTAAATTTTTCTTCAAAAACCTGTTGATAAATACCATTATTATTTATTCTATAATCTATAGTAATTTTAGGTTTTTTTTGCTTTATAATGTAATACCGTTAATTTTACTTCGTTTTCCCCTTCTTCTGTTTTGAAACGGAATGATGATTTTTCTACTTCACCCACTGTAAAATCTTCTATAAAGATTTCTTTTCCGTTGATTATAAATTGTACCTTTGAATTTATAATAGTATCAGAGTATTGAAGGAAAATCTGTTCATAAATATTTTCCAATAAAAGTTCTTTACATATTTTTCTCTTGGGATTTTCGTCTATATCTTCCTTACTATATAAATCTTCAATATAAACATTATAATATGAGTCTTCAGCCGTATCTTTAGTATCTATATCAACAGGGCAATTATTTGTACTAAGTTCTTTTATTTTATCTGCATTAACAGTAAAGCTGCTTTTTGTTTTTTTGCCATCTTTTATTCCGACCGTTTCTATTTTCATTGTACGTCCAATTTGGAAAGCTGCAAACCGTCCAATGCCAAGACCTGATTTTTTTTCACTTGTACCAATATCGAATAACTTAGATCCTATATCATCAATATGTACACCATCTCCATTATCTTTGATTGATATACTTATAAATGGTACTGGTGATAGTATGTCATCTTCATGTTTTTCTATATTGATCTCTATTTTTGTAGCTTTTGCTTGAATAGAATTATTGATAAGTTCCAACATAGCATAGAAGGTATTACGATATGAGGCTAAAAGCTCGGAAACAACTCTGCCATTTGTTGTAAAATACTTAACCATAGAAAATCTCCCTTGTCTTTGAGGGATTTTAACATAACTTGATGTAATAATCAACAGATATGATTAGTTATCGATTTTATCGATAAATTATACAAAAAAATGACTATTTTATGCTTGCCTTTTAGCCTGTTACAAACACTAAAAATCGTCTTATTTTAAACCATAAACACCACTAAAGACAACAAAAAAGCCCCCGTATTTGGGAGCTTTTACTGTTTAAAACCATCTGCCTATTCTCAGCTTATCGTTACCGTTGTAAGCGGCTATCTATATTTATCAGCCCTTGACCACGCTGCAAAAATAAGATAAAATACCTTTTACAAGGAGAAAAAAAATGAAAAAGATTGTTTTTGTTGGATTGATAGCATTGTTATTTGGTGGGTGTGGTAAAATAGAAAAGGGAAGTATAACTATCGAAAATAAATCGACTCATGAGGTTGATATTGAATTTGCTCAAAATTATTCTTCAGAGTTTATAAAGCTGCAGTCTGGCGATTCAATTAGCCGTTCTTGGGAACGATATTTCCATTGTATTATACAAAAACCTAGTACAAACATTTTAAAAAGACAGCAAACAAAAGAAAAAATAACGATTTTCAATAACGATGATTTATATAAAGTTAAAGTTTGTAATTTTTTAGATTGCCCAGTTACATTACAAGATAATCAAGAATATATTTTTGCCGATGAAGCATCTAAGAACTGGATACCAGAAATCACTATTGACGCAAAAAAATTAAACCATTTTATATATTTATTTAGAAAACTTGTAAAAAGTAATATAATAATAAAAGAAACATCACAAAAACTGATTTATGATAATATTGAATACACTTATGAAATAAAAAAAATGAAAGATATTTATTGTTTAGAAAAAACATGGGAAACTGAAGACAGCTCCCATGTAAAAACAAAACATTTAGAATTACACAAAATTAACATAGACTTTCAAACAATATTTCCTGAAAAAAAAGAGGAAAAAGAAGAATACATTATAATTATCTCAGCGGCTTAGATCACATGCCATCCTGACATATCTTTTGTTTCTTTAACATATCGTGTCTTTTTTGTATTCTTCTTAAACATGGTATTCTTAAGGAACCTATCGGAACGTATTGTTTTTGTTGTTAGGTCTGTATATTGCGCATTGTATGCTGTATCAAGACTTACGTATTCTTCGCGCTGATTGTATTTTTTAGATGTATCAAAATATTCTATTTGCTCAATAAGTGTAATTTGAGTTTTGTTTTCTAAAGAAATTATCCGAGTAGTATTTTTTTTATATTTATAATATAAAACCCAAAAAAGTCTTGATTGACCTTGAGGTCTTATATCTTTTGATTCTAAAACTTCTTTAAGCCCTAATGATGTTGTTGATGTACTAAAGGTTATATCATTTATTTTTATATCATCGTAAGTGCCAGAAAAACCATCTTTAATAGGGTTTCCAAGGTTTATGTTTTTATTTATAGTTTCTTCTCTAGAATCTTTATAATTAATATAATGTATAGTTTCATTGTATAAACAGCTATCTATTGTAAATCCCGCAGGAACAGTTATAACAATATTTGAATATGCTGTTTCAGGATACATTATACAATCGGGCATTTCTATAATTCCTTTTGGTGTTACTCTGAATATTGTTAGTTCTGCAATTTTAGCAAGAATTCCAACCTTATCATTTATATCAACTTCAAAATCCTGATGTGTTGTATCATCTGTATCAATCTTTAATTTTTGAACCACAAGATTTTTAATAAACGCCTGATTGACTAAAAGCTCATCAATCATTGCTTTTTGAGTTACCAGCACCTTAGCAAACAACGCCCCGAAATGCCCCGTCTGCTGTTTTAGCTCCTCAATCTCGAATAAGTGTACTAAGCAAGACTGATATTCTTTTGCATAGTTTATAGCCGGCTCTAGGGGCTTCCATGCTAGACCGCTCCACTTATAGCACACCCCGACCTTCCAGCCGCCTATGGTCTTACCCGAAAGCACCCAATCGCCGGGGTTAGCGTCTACAAATCCGAATTTCTCGCCTTTAGTGATGATGACTGTTTTTGTATCGGGGACGGTTTCGACAACTCCCAGATACTTAGGCGCTATCTCTGTAACGATGTTTTCAAGCTGCTGTACCTGCGTGCCCTTTGTCACAAGTCGGTACAAGCCCATGATTTCGGGCTCAGTTACAACCGACTTGTACTTTCTAACCTCATCAAAAGCAGCGTGTGTTCTTCCGCCTCCAAGCGTAAAGCCTTCGGAAAAATCTACGGGGTAATTGCCTGTAGTAAGTTCTGCTTTTAATTCTGCGTTTTTGTAGATTTTGAAAAAGCCGTTTTTTGAAAAAAGAAAACACCAATGGGTTTGTTCTTGGTCGTCTTTAATGTCGGTTACGGTTTTAGCCCCTGCAAGCTCCACGGTTAAAAAGTCCGTTGCTTGGTCAAAGTATACTTTGATGTTTGCCGTCTTAAAAATACCCCTGTAGTCGTCTGCTTCTACGACGCCGTCCCATTGTCTCCAAAGCGAGATAGTAAGTTCATTCCTGTTACCGGCAATCGGCATAGTACCTGCCCCTGCAGGTAAATAAACGGCGTTACCGGAGACGCCTTGAACGATTTGAGAGTCGGCGGGAAGTGTCATGTTAGAGCCGTTTGCGTAGTTGATTGCTTCCATCTGTTTTATCTCCTTTTAATCGATTTTAGGGTATTTGGCTTTAATCTCCGCTATCTTTTCAAGCCATACTGCTTTGTCGAGGTCGCCCCTTAAAACCTGCATCCCTAACGGATCAGCTTCTCTTGAATAAGCCGCTTGCCGGAGCTCGTCGATGTAAAGATTGTATTCTTCTTTTGAAAGCTTACCCTCATCGTAAAGTTCTTTTTTTGTTTTTGGAACGATTTGCCCGTTTTCTATCTTTTCATCGTCTTTAAGCGTTCTTAAACCTGCCTCGACCTTTTCGGCTTCGCTCATATCTTCAAAGTCCGTGCCGGCTTCATTGAGCTTTTTACCTTCGGGCGGTTGGATTAGGTTTTCTTCTACAAGTTTTTTCAAACTTTTCTTTTTACCGGTGATTAAATCTTCATACATTCTAACATCATCGCCGATGTTAGCTTGAATGTTTGAACCGTAAAGGTAAGTTATCCCTTCCTTTTCAATTTTAGGTTTTGCACCTATAACATGCTTTGTAATAATATTATTTTCAATTTCAATTCTTTCTACATATTCCATATTTCTATTCTCCTATTATTCGTCTTTTACTAATGCCCAGATTGTAAAGGTTAAGTTACGAGAGCGGTTTTCTTCGGCTGTTGGAACGACACGAGATATATCGAAGGTGAACCCTCGCCCGTTCTGCCCTCCGAGACTACCATAACAGTTGTCCCCCAAGATAGGATGAAATAAATCGTTATCTAACCACGCATCTATGTACACAGAATTATAAAAACTATCGACTTTTCCTTTTATATTTCGGATCGCATCCCCTTGCTCATCCGCTTCAAAAGCATAAGTGCCATTTTTGATTTGCTCCATAGTGAACCTTGTCGAGCTAAAAGGATTAGCATTCCGCCCCTTTGCTCTAAAGAAATTGCCGTCATAGTTGGTTTCGTACCAACTATAACCTTCAAAATGGAGATTTACGTCTTCCAGAGGGCTCGGCATCCCCGGCCATTGAATATAGCCGTTTTTGTAATAACCTATAAATCTTTTTAAAACATCTTTTTTTAAATTGTTGGAAGATGTTAAAATTCTAGTGTCAACTTTTTCAAAAAAAGCCGCCTCCTCTCCGGCCATTGCCGCCGAAACCTTAGTTTCGATTTTTTCATCGATTTGAGCAGATACATAAGCGTTAGCCTCCTGTTTAATCTCATTGACAACCTCTGTACCTAAGCTTTGAACGACCTGATCTTTGGTGTTTTTGATAAAATTATCATAAGCCCTTGTTAGGTCTTCCAGAGCCTTTCCTAGTGCCTCGTTTGTGTATGCCATTTATACCCCCTGTACGGCCTTTAAAAAAATAAAGGTTCCGTCATTTTTTATAATTTTAGGCCTGTAAGGCCAATTTGAATACTGTTCTATTCCTGTGTTAAACACTCTTTCTACATAGTCTGCAAACTCCGGAAAGACATCAGGACTGAAAGGCAGTCCGTTAGCTTCTAAAAATCCGTGCTTATAATCATTTTCATAAAAAAATTTGACTTCTCCGATAGGGCTATCATATTTTTGAATTGCCAAAAGCCCATCAGCCTTTTTTAGTTTTTTTACTTCATTTTCTTTCTCAATTAAAAAATAATCATCATCGCTAAAAAATCCTGCAAGGTCTAAATTGTTTAAACCTCCGCCTTGTCCTTTTTCTCCCTTAAATCTCCAGATATTGCCTGTAAAGTCTACAACTATATGACAGCTTGAACCGTAAGAGCCGGTATTTATATTTTGCGATATAGAGTTTTTATTTTTAATACCTGTCGTAATTACGGCGTTATAATTACCGGTGAGTTTATAAACAATGTGATACTGCTTAGCTCCATTGCCGTTTTGCTTATCAAAGAAAAGTTTTAATGTAAAATCGTTTTTTAATTCTCCCGATAAAATAATTACATTATTTAAAGCTTCTTGAAAAATCATCTTGATTTCTGTTTTGTCTGTACAGTCATATTCGATTATTTTAGATTGCCAAGCTGTATAAGATGGATTGGGGGCGGGTAGGGCTTGAGGCGTTTCGTCAAAGTTAAAAAGGCTTAAAATGTCGGTGTCTGTAGGGAAGGAAAAGGCCGACTCTGCTATAGCTATACAGGATATTTCAGCAGTATAGTCGGATATACGGCCTTCATAAACACTTGCAATGCTAAATAAATATTCTGAGTTTGGTTTTAATCTTTCAAAGAGTATCTTTGTTTGCTTTGAATGCCTGTAATTATAAGCTATTTGCCCTTTTTCTTTCCAACGCACTACAAAATCAACATCATCGCCCTCCCATTCTAAACTGATTGATTTTATTTTACCTGTAGCAGTTAAGCCTACGGGCGGTTTCAAAATTTTATTTTCATGATTATTATCATCTTTTGGGATAAGAGCAGATAAAGGATTGAATAAAGCTCCGCCAATTCCAAATTTCTGTGTAAAAACATTACCCTTATAAGATATGCTTTCTTCTTCGACTATACACTCATAGACTCTTTCGGTATCAGGATGGATTAAAGAGATTTTATCAAAAAGTCTTATAGGTATTATTGTTTCAACTTCAAATATCGGATTATCCTCTTTTCTTTTTTCTTTTAATGCTTTTTCTCCAGCTGTTTTTAGTTCTTCCCTTGTTTTTATTTTACTATCAGAAAAAGTATCTTCTACAGTGGGCAGATTATCAAAAGTTCCAACCTCAGGTATTCTTACATATATTTTTTGCTGTCTCTCTCCCTCGCCGTAACAATGTAAAACATTAACCTTTTGTATCTCTTGTTTTAATTCTTTGATGTTTGTGTTGTTTAAGGAAGATGTTTGCTTATCACTTGCCCGCAAAAAATACTTAGCTTTTTTTGTTTTATTTTTAACTAAAGATTTTGCAAACTCAAAATATATTTTGTCTTTTTCAATGTAACAATTTGTGTCGAACTTATATTTTTCTCTTATTTTCTGGACAGCTTCCCATATTGATATATTTGAAAGCTCTATATCTTCGATCAATTCACCCATATCCATTGGCACGGATTTTATTTTAAACTCGCTTTTTTTTCTTGTAATAATTTCAAATGCTCGTATTACCGGAGTAAATCCTCTAACGGTTCTATCTACAAGTACATTGTTTTCATTATAAACTTTATGTGTTGCAAAATCACTAATCCAATCTGGATTGATATATTTCAAGACAAATCGAATGGCAACATAGCGGCCCATACTTGCAATAGGGACACCTGAAAAAGAGCTGTCATTTTCTATATCTCGTCTAGCATTTAAAATTGGAACCCCCGAAAAGTCAACTTGTGATATGCTGCTTATGGGTGTATCTGATGATATGGATTGAATGCCTATATATACTTTTTCTCCGGTTGTTTCTACCCACCTAACATATCTTTGTCCCGCTATATCTCCACAATCAAAAGCGAATGTAATAGTTCCTTCTTCATAATATTTAAGACTATCTCCATCTTGATAATAGTCTAAGTGGATATCTCCGTCTTTTATCTTGTTTAATGCAATGTTCGTTTTTTCAATATAATGTGAGAAATCCTCTATTGTTGATTTTTGGATATAGTCAAAACCATTTACTGCATCTGATAACACAAAACTTAAAGGTTTCTTGTTCCACCCTTTCCAGTTTTCCGGTAATCGATAATTTTTAAAAAGACTTTCCAATGTACGGATGTTTGTACTTACTCCTTTGTCATTGCTTGAGTTTTCTGTAATAACAACATCTTTTATTTTTTCTTTTCCCTTATACAAAGAAGCATATTTTGCACCGACCGGATAATCTACAAGCTCTATTTTACCCGTACCTTCTTTATTGCGTTTTTGATTAAAGCTCCAGCCTACCTCATAAGCTTTACCTATTTTTCTGCCGTTTTTATCATAAAAAATAACCATTATACATACCTCCCGTGATATTTAATTTTTATATTGCCGGAGTGTATTTTTATTTCCAAATTATTATTACCGGCTTGAAGCGAAAGAGGGTAGAGTAAACTTTTATCCGATAGCTTATAAGATATATCATTATTATTTAAAAAAAGATTACCATCTTGATATTTTAATATTTGCCCCGATGTTGGCGTTATTTCTTCAGATAGTTCTAAAAAAGAATTACCACATTTTAAAAGCAATCCATTAAGCCTTTCTGTAGTGTTAATTTCAATCATTGGGATGCTTATATAGTTTCCCTCATTTTGAATTGACAATGTTTGAAGTCCTGCAACTATGGATTTTTCTTTTTCTTCTCCATAGCCGAATGGATCTAGTGCTTTTAGCATAAAACTTATAGTAAATGTTTTAGCGATTTCTATGCCATGATTATAGCTAATTTTTATATTACCAATTAAACGACAAATATAAAATATTTTATCGTCATCATCCCGATAAACTTTTAATTCACGGCCTGCAAGAAGAGACGTAAGCCTTGAGCGTTCTTTTTCCACATCTTCATATTTTTCGGTAAATATAGTGCCAGAGCAATTAAAAGAGCGGGCAGAATAGACAGACTCTCCAAAAGATACCTCCCCATGCCTATCGTTTATTTTTGCCGTTTGATTTGCAATCTGCATCGAATTATCACTTGCCGTTATCCAGATTGGAATATCTAACATTTCATCATTATAAAATATTTTCATATCGTTTTACCCCGCTAATGCTTGTTCAACTATTTCACCGATCAAACCTTTTAGGTCTGTAGTTTCTGTTGCTTGTATATAAATAGTGCTGTTGTATGAATTATAGATTAAAGAATTGATTATAATCTGTGTTGCTGCCATGTGTTGGATAGTCGTTTCTTTTAAATCTATAACCTGATTGATTTTTGTAAAACCTTCCTTTAAGGCTTCCATAAACCAATCTCTATCTGCTCCCGATAATTGCTGAATAATAGAACCTGATGTTTTAGATTGTATCTCAACACCGCCCTCAAGAGCCTTGTTTATTTTGGCTAGTTCGGCCATATTACCTTCTAAATTATCATACAAATCTTTTAATTTATCGATTGAGTCATTTATCTCATCTCCCGTAATTTTGCCATCGCTAAGAATATCTTTTATTATTTCGTCTACCTTAGCTTTAATACCGGCACTTTCGACAGCCGATTGGATAATAGCCTTTTTCATTTCAGCAACAAAAGATTTTTTAAAACTGCCCCAGTCGGCATTATAAGCAGACTCGCCAAGGGCTGATGTCAAAGCTGATGTCATTCCGTCAGACAATGCTTTTCTAAAATCATCGCCTACATCGAAGCCTAATTTCTTTAACATTTCCCTCATCGGTTCGCCAAACTCTTTTATCATTTGGCCTAGCTTTTCTTTATCAAACCCCATTATTTGAGACGGGTCTATACCTGTTTCACTTATTTTACCTTCCCGAATATCTTTTTCTAATTGCTCTTTTTTCTTTTTTATTTCTTCAATAGCAGCAACTGCTTTTTCGTATTTAGTTTTCGAGCCTTCTAATTTTGCTAATTCCCTATCAATATCTGCGTAAGCTTTCGTAAAATCCTTACCCGTCCAATAAGTATAACCTTTATCTCTAGCGTGTTCACCTACTAAAGAGCCCCACCATCCTTGTTCTTGTTTCTGTAGATACTTTTTTTTCTCAAGTAATTTTTGATAGGCTATAAACTCTTTTTCTGATGATTCTCTTTCTTCCGATAATTTTTTATTTTGCTCTTCTAAAATATTTCGTTGTTGCTCTCCTGAACCCTTAAACCCACTAAACATATTATCAACTAACTTTTGTATGCTGGTATTAAGCCCTGAGAACATTATCATTTTATCGATGACTAACTTCTTTATAATCCCGTCGATAGTGTTAGAAAAATTACTAAAATCTCCCGATTGGAAACCACTGGTAATTGCTCCCATAATAGATTTAGCCGCTTCAAGCATAGGGGCTTTTGTTTTTTCAACTATTTCTTTTTCGATATTATCAATAATTTTATCTGCGGATTCTTCAGCAGTTTCTTTTGCCTCTTCTACAATAGTATTTATTTCTTCGTTAAAGGCTTTTATTGAAACTGCATTCACGGCTTTTAGTATTGTTCCCGTTATTTCAATTACTGCTGCTACAGATTTTATAATCCCTTGCGCCACTGGATCTCCTACCATGTTGCCTATTTGATCAAGAATTTCAGAGCTTGCTTGTAAAGCTGCAAAACCATCAAGCCCACCTTGCTCGATAGCGTCGGCTATTACTTTAGTAAGAGATTTAGCAATACCTATCGCCCCTTGAAGATAAGGATTTACCGCCTGTGCTGTTGCTTGTTGCTGTTCTTTATTTGCATTTTCCTCGTTTTGCTTTTTTAATTCTTTAGCTTTATCGGTTGTGATTTTCTCCGCTTTGACGGCAGCGTCTATAACTTCATCGATTCTTTTTTTTTTCTGCTTTAATGTCAATAAGTTTTAATTGATATTGAGATTTGCCAGAACGGCTTAAATCTTTTATAGTACTATCGATTTCGCTTAGACTATATTTTGATTTCCATAATTGTTCGTTTATTTTTTTTAGGTGTTCTTCTTGTTCTTTTAAATATCCTTCACGGTCTTCCCTAGTTTCGCTAGACATTTTTTTGTTTTTGTCAGACTCTTTGTCATCTTTTTCTAAAAGGTCTTTAGTTTTTTGTATTTCCTCTTGAGTCTGTTTTAACTCTTTCCTAAGTTTTCTTTGGTCATCTGCATATTTTGCGAAACCTTCAAGGTCGTTATTTTTTTTATTATTTTTTGTTTGTTCTGAAATTTCTTTAAATTTCCAAAGCATGTCTATAAAAGATTGTAAACCTTTAGTATCGGGGGTAAACTTTTTATCTATTGCATCAACCGGTATATCGAGTAACTGCTGGATATGTTTTTTAAGCCACTCTGCTTTTTTTGCGTTTATGTCGAAGTTTTCGCCTTGAGCTCTAGCTAATTTTGCTTCAATTTTAATTCCTTTTTCTGTATACTCATTCCATTCTTTTTGAAGTTCCAATAACTTTTCTTTTTGGGTAGTCTTTACAGGCTCTTCTTTTGCAGGCGGATGTGTATCATTTATCTCTTTTTTTTCTTTTGCAAGTTCTACTAATTCAGCTTCAGCTTTTTTTATGTCTTCTATAAGAGCCAGATTATTTTTATATGCTTCTTGATTTTCTAAGGCTGATTTCAACAGTTTATCCTTGGTTATGTTTAGTTCGGATAAACCTATACTTAAATCAGCAGGATTATTTACGGAATATAAAACCGTTCTTACCTCTTTTGAAGATTTTAAAACATCATCAATCCTTTTTTTTAAATCTTGTGTTAATTCCCCGCCTCCGGCTTTCATTTCTCTTTCGATTTTTGATAATTCGGCAAAGGCTGTATTCATGCTGCTTAATTCATCAGCACTATTAATCATTTTTTCTTTTAAGATTTCAGATTTTTTTTCAAGTTCGGATAATTGACCTGCTGCTGTTAATGCTCTTGAGCGGGCTATCTCGTAACTTGTATCAAGCATAACCTCTTTTAATTTTTTATTAGTTTCGATTGCTCTTTCTACAGCTTCTTTATTTTGCAATATTGCTTGTTTATTATTATCAAGACTTACAACAGCTTCAGGTACTATTTCTTGTAGTTCTTTTAATACATCATTATATCTGGCTTGTTCATCAGTAGTTAAGGATATTTTACTTTTTAAGCTTTCGTATTCCTGCAAGAGACCTGATATTTTATCAGCTTTAGTTCCAGTTTTTAAGGCCGTATCTTGCATTTGTTTTACTTTTTCTACACCCTTCTCAGCTTGATGGATATAATCTTCTTGAGATTTTCTAAGATGAGCAATAATACCCGTTGCAATGGCTGCAACACCGGCTATAGCCGTCCCCCACGCCATTATCGGGTTTGCGGCTGCAACCATGTTGAGTTGTACCATTTCTTGTTTTATTTTTTTTACGCCGACTGCTACAAGTAGAAGGGGGCCTGCCGCTGCTGCCAGTCCTGCAAAAGCCGTACCTGCTGTTTGTACTCCAACAGGTAATTCATTTATAAACTTTAAAGCATTTGTTAAACCTTGAGCAAAGATATTGACTGCCGGAATAACATTTGAAGTTAGCGTAATCTGTACAGCTTCAAAAGCACTTGCTAACTCTGCCTTTGTATTTGCAAAAGAGGCGTTTTGTATATCCTGCATTTTTTTTGCTGCCCCATCGGAGGCTTGCAACAACCCGTCCATTGTACGGATTGCTTCTCCGCCGCCTTCAATAAGTTTAGCCATTGCACCGCCCGCAATATCGCCGAATAGCTCGTTTGCCTTGTTTATATCTACTTGTTTTTCTTTTAATCTGTCTATAATATCTGCAAAATTATTTGTTTTAGGATTAACATCATCATAGGTTAATCCGATACTTTCAAGTTTAGATTTAAAATCATCTGTACCGCTTGCTAACTTTTGTAAACCTGCCCTAAGATATGTTCCGGCCATCTCTCCGCCGTAACCTGTATTATATAGTTTCATTAAAGCTGCGGTTGTTGTTTCAAGTTTTATATTTAAGCCTGAAGCTACGGGGCCGACATACTTCATTGAATAACTCAACTTAGTCATGTTAGCCTGCGACTTACTTATTGCCATTGCATAAACATCAGCAATATGTGAAGCTTTATCCGCTTCTAAGTTAAACTGTGATAGGGTAGAGGCTATGGTTCCTGATGTAAAAGCTAAGTCGCTGCCTGTTGCCCCTGCAAGGCGTAATACACCGTCAAGGCTGCTCATTGCTTGAGATGCACTTTGTCCAGCAGAACCCAGATTATATAAAGCATCAGATGCTTGACTTGCACTAAAGCGAGTGGTAGCACCCATTTCTTCTGCTTTTTTTCTCAATGCTTCCATTTCTGCACTTGTTGCACCCATTACAGAAAAGGTATTTTGCATTGACTGTTCAAAATTAGTAAACGTATCTAAGGCTTGCTTTCCGAAAAGAGTTAAGGGTAGGGTAACACCTGCGGATAATCCGACACCGATAGATTTTAATTTTTCATTTATTTTATCTGTGATGTTTTCAATGTCTGTGTTTAGCTTATCTGCAAGTTTTTTCGACTTGATAACAGCTTTTTCAAATTCACTTGTTTTTAATGTTAATTCGGCGTATAGAGTGCCTAGTGATCCTTTCCCCATTTATTTACCCTTTCTATGTATAATTACCGGAAAAAGTTTTGTTCATATTTTTCATAAACATTTCTTTTTCTTCTTTTTCTTTCTTTATCCTTGCCTCTTCTTTTTCTTGTTCCTTTCGTTGTTTTTCAAGGCGTTTATTGTCAGCCTCAACTGCAACAATACAAGCCTCATCGATTATAAACTTCTCAAAGTCATCTAGCCCTGTGATGTATTCACTTGGGGTTTTTCTCCAGTATTTTGCGACTCTCCCAATTCTTTCGAGCTTAGCGTTTCCGACTTTTTTTTTATCTGGATTTCCCATTCCGTCAAATACCATAGGAATAGGTCATCAAGAAAATCTTGAGGTATAACATCATTTCTGTTTGCTTCTGGATTTCCTAAAAGGTTGACTATTGCTTCATAGCACTCTTGGTATTTAGGTTCTACCATAGATTTTTTTGCAAGCTCATGTCTGAATTCGTCCTCTTCTTCTTTCATTTGCTGAAGATTGACGGATGATTTTTCCGTTTTTTCTTCATTCAAAATATCCGATATTCCCTCAACAAACTTATAAAGAATGTTAGGAAAACGGCCGCACATCAAAAGTTCTTGAAAGTTGATTTTATGAATTAAAAATGGGCGTTTTGTACCATTCCAGTACAAGTCTACCCATTTGCAAGAGTCCATAGCTAAGGCTTCAGCCGATGTTTTATTCCCGTCTTGAGAAAATTCCTTTTTCCTCGCTTCTACAAGTTTTTTTATTTTAAAGTTATCAATAATTTTTTTTATCATCCTAATCCTCTTAATTTTATTTTTTAAAATTACCGCCTAACTTTTTTAGTTAAGCGGTAAGATTTTTTTATTCCCCTACATACTGAGTGTAGTCATTTAATCCAATCTCCTTGATAAACTTCATAGGAAGATTACTCCTCTTATTCTCGCCGCCTGAGCCCTGCAATTCCTGTGCTGCAAAGTTATCCTCTCCGGCATCGTTGCCGTTTGGTGTGATTTTGCAAGAAGGGAATAAAAAGGCCTTAACTCTTGAGAATGAGCCTTTAGTGTTTACGCCGCTTTCGTACTGCTCGACAAAGTAACGCATTGCAATCAACGGAGGATTACCTGCGTTATCTACAAAGTATTCGCCCGTTTTTTCGTTGTACGAGTTTCCGGTAACCATAGCAAGAAGTTTTGTTGAGATTGTTGCAAAAGAGGCTGTAATGTTTACACCCTTTATTTGATCTGCTTCTTTAACGGAACAGCGGATACCGTGTCCCGATGTTGCATTGTTGGATTTTCCGGTTTCCTTTTCAAAGTCATCTTTAAAACTTTTTGCTTCTTTTGTTGCTACCCAAGCGGTAATCCCTAGAAGTTCTGCGAGCTTACCGGAAAAACCGATAGGAGCAAACCACGGCAAGTCTCCGGTTGCTTGAGTGGTAATCTTTAAATACTCGGCATCGTAATCTTCTCCGATGTCTGTCTTTGCAGCCTTGAGCTTGATACCTTGGCCTGCGATACCCGTAAATGCCGTATTCAAATCTTTTACCATATCTGCTACGGTTACAGCCTTTTTGTTTGCGGCCGTAGAGGCAAATGTAATCTCTGCCTTTTTTGTACCGTAAACAATGCCGATTTTTAAGTCATCTCCAGCCCAGCCGTCGATGTCAAAGGTTCCGGCTTTACCAACTACGCCGCCTCTGTGCTTTCGTTTTTTACCAGTCATTCGGTCGGTATCTTCCCAATCATTGGGTGTAGGAAAGCTCTTATCGGCGTTCAAGAGTGCAATTTCCGCACGTCCGATTGAATAGGAATATTCGTTCTTGTTTTCCATAATTCTTAACCTCCAATAAAATATTTACATAAAATCCCGCCCGAAAGACGGTATTTTAAAATTAAGCTGTTTCGATATTGCGTTGAGTTCTCCTTCTACAAACTCATCTCCGCAATCCATAAATTGAATTAAAAAGGTAGAGCCATCAGATATTCTATTGATATGCTTACCGTCAAGACCTTTAATAATCTTTTCAGACATTGTATCAAGAGTTTCAAAGTCTCCTGCCGGAGCTATGGCAAAAACCGTAAAAGTTTGCCATCTCCCAAAGGCACGGGTTTTGATTTCATTTCCCATTTTGAAAATAAGATAAGGCTTAGGCGTTGTCTTTTTTTCATTTCCTATGTAATAGGTTGGATAGATTTCTTCTAGTTTCTTATAAATAGCCTTTCTCATTTTCTTATACCCTGTTTATAGCAACTCCTAAAGCTTCTTGTATTCCATCAAAGAACATACCGGCATGATGATTTCTCGTTTCAGTCAATATTGCATATTTACCATTATGAGCATTCTCAAGGTAATACCCATATTCTTTCCCTGTATCTCCATACAAATCTTGATGTATGGATGATGATATTGTATTTTTGAAAATAGAGGCTTTGCCTTTTAATCCTTTTCGGGCATCTCCGGTTCTATCTACCCACGGCCTTTTTTCTTTTGCGTAACGCTCCATATTCGCAGCAGTCTTATGAGCAACCATTTCACATTCATCTAGTATTTCTTTTTTTGCCTTGTCTAAGTTTGAAAAAAAAGCGTCCATACCTCTCATTCCGTTGCCTCGTTTATTTCTTTTGCCTTTCCTGACATTTTAAATACATTGTCATATCCACCGACTGTGATTTTTCGGATAAATTCAACCTCGTATCTGTTACCGCAAAAATCGAACTTATCGCCCGATTGAATATCAGCGTTATATCTTGCTGTAATATTTACAACATGATTTTTTAATAAACCTTCTTGTATAAGTCTATCTGTTTCATTATGAGATAGCTCGGCAATTCTTACCCGTTGCGGTTTGGTTCGTTTTTCAATATTTTTAATATTGCCGAATTCATCTTCTTGTTTTTCATTTCGGATAAAAATTATTTCAATCGGATTGATGTTGATAATTTCTTCCGTGTCTTTTCGTAAAACATCAATATCACCTACCATAAATCATCCTCGTATTTTTTTTGATAAATAAAAAATGAAGATGCGTTCTTTTGTTTGTTTTCCGCTTCCCATGCTTCCTTATAGCCTTGTGCTGTTTTAAGGCAAAGACTTACATAATCGGCGGCTGTATATTTTTCAATACTTTCACCGCCTGCGTGAATACTTTTTATATCTCCGGCTGTTTTTTGAATTATACCGGCTTTTTGAGTCCATAAAAGATAAAGAGCATGATTTTCACTTTCAGCCCCTTGAATAGTTATTGTCAAATCGATATCGGAAAAGTTGGTGTCTTTGTCCGTTCCGTTTTCGGGGATTTCTTCGTTTAACAGATTGCGTATTCGTTTAATCGTTGCTTCGGTGATTATCATAGCTATTTAACCTCTTTCATTTTATTAAAAGACAGGCGGAATATTCCGCCCATCTTTTTTAAGCGAGTACAACCTTATGCACCGAGCCTGATACATCAGCTACGACTGCACGGCTAAAGAATTGTACAACATCAAGGTTTGAAAGTTTCATAATATCGCCCTTCTGTGTAAGTTGGGTAATATCGGTCTTTACAAGAGACTTGAACATATCTTTAGGCTGAATGAGGTATACCTCATTATCCTTGGGAGCTTCAAAGGTTATTTTTTCACCCTTAACCTCTCCCTGCCATCCGTCATAAGCGAGTACGGTTTTAATCTGTCCCAATGCTCCGAGCTGTGAACCGTTTTGCAACATTCCTGCTACAGCCGCCTCAACATCCATAGCTGTTGCACTGTTGCAAAGTGCGATGGTCGGGCGGAGTCTGAAGCCGTGTGCGTTTTGACGCTTTAGAGCGTCTTTGATACCCTTGCGGAGTGTGTAATAAATGATTTCCAACTCTTTTGCATTAGTATATGCTGATCCTGTTACTTTGTTTGTAATAGAGCCGCCCGAATAAGTGCCATTTATAATCGGAGACAGGTAGATATGGTCAAGGATTGCATTATGAGCAATACCCATTGCCCTGTTTGCCTGTCCGACATTCCAGAACTGATTATACCTTACCCATTTTTCCAAAACCGAATAACCGCAAGCATAGTCAATCATCTTCACGGTTTCGAGTTTTCCGGTTTTCCAACCTGCTAAGGGTACGCTTTCACCTGCATTGACAATTCCGAAAGCTGTTTGAAGTCCGATCAAGTCTCTGACATCGATTGTTTCCGTAAACTCGGAATTGAAAATCTCATCGTAGATGAACTGATATAGTGTCGGGTTAGCGGCCATTGCTTTTGTTACATCGACGGTTGCATTTTGGATAAATGCTCTTACATCCTGCATAGTCATTTCACCGGCAGCCTCTTTTTCGCCTTTTGCAAGACGTGAAAACATCTCTTGTGTGAATATTGCCCCGCTGCTGGTGCCTGTATTCTGTAAAGCCATTTCACCTGCGGGTTCATTGGGTGCCTTGTAAAAGGCTTTAAACTCTTTTTTTTCTTCAAGAGCCGAGTTTCTAAGCTCTTCCTTTGTAATTATTTTCATAAAATGATTACCTCCTATTCCTTACATTCCGAGCGAAAAAATAACGGAATTACCCGATTTACCCCAGTAAAAACCTACCGGCTTATTACCTGCCGCTGTTTTTGTGAGTTTTCCATCTGCTGCTGCAACATAGATTTTTTCTCCAACTTTCGGCAAGGCTGTTTCATCGAAAAGAGTAGTTGAAAAATCGGTTTCCGTATCAAAATTGACAGATACTTCGGTATCGCTGATTTTATCAAAAGCTATACCGGCTCTATCCCCTACAAAAATAATACCGTGCTTATCAAGAGCGTGTCCTGTAGGAACGGTTACCGCCGATACCGGAACTGTTTTTATAGTTGACCTTAGTTTGTGTTCATATACCATTTTTTAACCTCCTTAAAAAGTTATAACGGTTTTTTCACTACCGCCTGTTTTATTACCCATTTCGCCTATGGGTTCTTGAGCGGCTTTTGCTTGTACCATTTTTTGAATGTCAGCGTCATTGATAACCCTGTCCATCTCACCTGCGATTTGCTCTTTTGTCATACCCTGTTTAAGTCGTGCGAACTTATCGACCATAGCGGCCATTTCACCGGTAGGCTTACCGTCCTTGATTAAGCCTTTCTCAATCTTGACGGTTTCTACCATCTCGCCGAAAGCCTTTTTTTCGTTTTCGCTTTTTTCCGTCTCTTTTGCTTTTTTTGCAATAGAGATAGCATCGGCGATACTCATTTCACCGGCGGCTTTTTTTAATTCGTCAAACTCTTTTACCGAAGCCTCCAAAGAAGAGACTTTTTGTGTGTCTTCAAGTTTGAGGTTCATTTCACCCGCAACCGCTAAGGCTGACATACGACCGTCCTTTGTACGTTTTGCTATTTCCGCCAAAAGTTCATCGTTTGTTACATTTGTTATGTTTTCCATTTCTACCTCCATGGGTTCATATTTTGTAATGCGGCGTACTTTTTTTGCCGCACCTAAATTGACTTTATCATCAGTTAAAATGTAAGGGATTTTATAAAGCTGATTATCTTTTTCGGCGATAACATAATCATCGTAGATTTCTTCCGAATAAACATAATCTTTGTATTTTTCATTTAAGGCTATACGCAATTTATCGTGTAATTCAGAATAGCTTACATCCATTTCTCCAACGTGGACACTGTTTTTTTGCCCTTCAGTAAAAGGCGGTACAAAATCTATAGAGCGGAGATTGTAATCAATTACCATAGCCCCTGTTGAGTCATAGGTTGGAACACCCCAGATTGACACCGCATTTATTTGTTTATTTTTTAACCATCGCCTTATTTTTTCTGCATAGTCTCCCTTATCCGGTATTATGCGGTAGTGTATTTTCTCATTTACTTTGTCGAGCAATACGCCGATAACCGAACCGTAAATCTCACGGCCTTCATAATAAAAGGCTTCTTGACTTTGATGTCCGTAACAAGCCGGAACGAATACGGGACTTGTCAATATTTTGTTTGCAATGCTTTCAAATGCGCTATCGGCATAAGTACCGTTTCCGCCTTTTCTATACTCTACAGTGAATACGCAATCAAGCGGTTCTTTTTCATGTTTTAAAGCCTTTATCATTTCAGGCGTTGCAAGAGGATTGAGCGGTATTTTAGCTATAAGGTCTTTAGCTTCATCTCCTATAAGCATTTCACCCTTACAAGCTATATTTAATGCATTTGCCATCTCTCCAAAAGGCAGCGGGTTTTGTATATATTCTTTTTTACCCATTTATAGCTCCTATCTTTTTCTATGTTACAAAATAATAGATATGTAACGCAACATAAAACTAAAAAAAAGTTTTTATTATGATACTTTTTGATAGGTTCGTAACGCAAGAGAAAAAGAAAAATATTTTTTATTTTTTTTTGAATAAAAAAAGAGAGCTTTTTTGAAGCTCTCTAGGGTGGGGGCAGTTTTATTTATTATACACCATATTTTATTTTTCTATCATAAATAATAGTTAGTATTCAAGCCATAGGTTAGAAGCAAGCCCACCTATAGAACCTATAGTTAGTTGCTCATAAGTGATTTCATTATTATTATATTTTCGTATATGGTTATCATAGGCATATTGTGCCTCTTCAATAACTTCAGATTTATTAAAATAATCATCTCGCTCTTGCTGCGTTAGATTATAACATTGAAAATTAGTCTTTAATAAATCAAAATATTCATTAAATGTTATTGTCTTTTTACCCATATAATTACCTCTATTTTTTAAGCAAAATGTCTCTAAAGTGCATAGCCTCATAATAATCATCAAAACGCTTTATGTCTTTTTTTACATCTTTCCATTCTGTCATATTTTTGTTTCCTGTATATTTATAAAATATAATATCTTCCGGTTGGTCAATTCCTTTTCTCCAGTCTTTGGGTGCATATTCTTCATTAAAAGAAACATAAGATACGGGTTCAAAACCGTTTTTTGTGTAAAAAACATGATTACCGTCATAGCTATCAAGTTTTACCCCGCCGTTATCGACAGCATACCTAATTAAATCGGAGCCTTTCGTGTCTTTATCGTTCCTATTTTTGCAAACACTTATAATATCGCCATCAGGTTTTATAGCAACACAAGAACCGCCTTTAGTTGTAAACAGCTTAATATTATTATATTCTTCTTTTGAATGAGCGTCAACTCTCCAAGCGTTTTCAACCGGTACATTTTCCTTTGCTTCTTTGATTGCTTTTGCAAATTCTTCAGGTGTCTTAGGTTCTACTTTTTCGGCAAATCCTCTCCACTGTTTCTCCGCCTCTTTCTTTTCCCTTTGCCGTCTGTATGCTTCACGCCGCTGCTCTCTTAGTGTTTCCTTTTGCTCTTCGGTCAACTCATCCATATTTATGAATGAGCTTTTATGCCTCAACCGCTCTTTTATCTCTTCCCAGTTTTCAGGCGGTTTATTTACAGCGTCGCCTTTTTTTATGTCATCGGCGATAATTGGTGCAAGGTTGCATAGGCAGCATATATGTGGTTTTTCCGGCGCATCGTCCAAAGGGTAAATACCGGCTCCGAGTCCAAAATCATCAGCGTATGCAAGTTCATCGCAAACGTCGTGAAACCCCGGTATTCTGTTATTTGACAATAGCCACTTAACTGCTTTTATTGCAGGGTTATCCTTATAACCTTCTATAGTTGATTGCCAATAGACCTCGCTTAATTCGTTCCTAGCGAGCCGTAAGGCCTCATAGTTTAAGTTTTTTGGAACTCTGCCGCCCATTCTAGTATACATGTTAGGATAATCTTTTGCAAGTGTTTCAGATCCTTGTTTTACATATTGCGTTAGAGCTTTTGCAACCTTCACGCAATCAGTATTTATACCGCTTGATATAATCTCTTTGATTTTTTCGTAATTGTTTCCGGATAAATCCCATATCCTATCTGACAACACAAACTCTTTATTTTTAAAGACTCGCTTTTTCTCCATTGTGCTTTTGGCTATTAATTCGGCTTCACGTATAATATCTTTTTCAATAAGTCTGCCTTTAATTAAGCCTTTTGCCTTGTAGTGTTTTAAAATACCGTTCCCGATTGAAAGCCCTGCATAACTAGCTTTAGTTAATCCTTCATCAAGTATTCGGTCGAGTTCGGCCGCAAAAAATATTTTTTGTTCTTCGATAACATCGCTAAGTTCTTTGGTTATACCCTGAAATGTACCATGTCCAATATGCTTTTTTATTTTGTTTATACTTTCCTGCATAGCTGCCTTTATTTCTTTTTCAGTAAAGAGTAGGGCGGCTTTCCGCATTTCGAGAGCTTCTTTTATAAAAACTTGTAATTCTTCAGGAATACCTGATAAGTCAAATGTCATCAATCAGCCTCTTTGAATAAGTCTTCGATTGCATCTCCAGCGTCAATATCCCCGTTCCTTATTCTATCTTGTAAGGCCTCAAGGTTTATTTTTAGTTTAATCCATTTAGCGGCTGCCTCTTTCTCTATTTCATAATCATTCGGAATTGACACAAAGGTTTTAAGCGTATTAAATGCCGATTGCGGTGATACTAAGCCCATAATCATAGCCTTATCCATTGCATTTATAAATGTGGAAAGAGCGTTCATCACTTGTACATCATCTTTAACTGTTAGCTCTGCCCAGCGGATAGATATATCATCGGCTCCGCCGTCTGTACTGTAAATATCCCGTCCATTTATTGCGTTTTGGAAAAGATAAAAAACATCGGATAGCCAAATATAGAAATCGTTATATTCTCCTTGTCGACCTTCTACTTTTTTAGCCCATACAGGGGATTGTTCTTGAACGCTTGCATTGGTGGAGTTCATAGCCGTGCCATACAAATATTCAGGCATTGTAAGTTCAATAATAATCCAGTGTAAAAGTTTTAAAAGAGATATAGCACTTTCAGCGTTGTTGGGTTGTTGGATAAAATTGACACTGTCATTTTCGCCGCTAAGAATTGCGGCTTTAAATTGTGTTATATCTATGCTTTGTTTTCCGGAGTTTATATTTTCTAAGTCTTCAGCTGTAAACCCGAATGAATATTTTAAAAAGTCTGATACATTTTTAACTCTTGCCTGTATTTTTGGATCTAAAATTTCGTCTATGTGTTTCCCCAGCTTTCTTAAAGTTGCATCGTATCTTAAAATAAAAGGAACGGCGGCCGCTATTTCAGGTATTCCGTCTTTAAGGAATGTTTGTTTATTATTGTAAAGACAGTAAACCGGTACAAAGTTTAGGCTGTTTGTATTTTCTATGTGCTTTGAGTTGTATTGAGGCGGTAAGTCTCCGTTTATAGTTATAAGCTCTTTACCCGCTGTTAGTTCTATTTTGATAGTTGCTTTTTTGTCAATGTTCTTATCTTTCCATTTCTCTACTGTTTCTATAACAAACTTTGTATAATTACCGAGCGAGTCTTTAATACAATCATCTTCTATGACATTTTCTAAAGGTATTTGCTTAATCTGCATTATACTTTTACCCTTAATATTTTTTTCAGCTCTTAACCATACAAAGTGTTTGCCGTCAATCATAGTCTGCCGATAAATAGCCAAGAGTTTGTTTTTATTTTTTGTTAAATACTTTTGAATATCAGCTGTAAATGTATCACTTTCGGCGGTAATTTCAGGAAGTCCGATAAACCAGCTAAAAGTGTCTATATAGGTTTTTGTAGAATAATTGCCCAGCGAGTAATTAGCATAGTTAGAGTATACTCCGCTATCTGCCGGAGCCGATGAATACAAAGAGCGTGATAGTACATAATCTGTCTTTATGTTATCAAATGCCCCCCGTCCGTCTCGTTTTGTTTCAATAAAAAGTCCGATTGTGTTTCTTTTCAAAAAATCAAATAGTTTCATATTTATTTTCTCCTTTTATTTCCCGAAGGCTTTAGTAAGAACGCTTCTTGCCATGTCTTCATTTACTGGATTTTTCGTATCAGGTTTTAAAAAGTTTATACCGTGCACAAAAGCATCCATACGGTCGGGGCTGTCATCTCCCGGCTGCCAGTTGCATAACTCATCTTCGAGCACCTGTAAATTGTCGATGTAGTGTCCTTTACCGCTTTCTGCATAATCGGTATATTCTTTTTTATCCCTGTAAAAATGAATACGCCCCTTTTCACAAAGTAAAGAAGCATTCATAGCTCTTGCTTGCTTACTACGTGTCGAGTGTACTCGCTCAATAGGTGTTTTGCAACCCGCATTTATAAGCGTGCTTTCTACCATGTCGCCGCCTTGATTATCCTCAATCACGATTACATCTGCGTGATAGTGTTCAGCCGTCATTACTGCAATAGATCCCCATTCGCTAGGTCTTCCGATTATTGAATTATCACGGAGTACATAATAGTGCATTTCGTCCTTACATTTTACCTCACCTTCAAGAGCGAGCTTTTCAGGTGTATATGCTTCAAGAATGACGATAATACCATTATGATTTGATTCTTCTTGATTATGACTTATCGCAGGGTCAACACAGACAATAATCCTGTTGCGTTCAGCAGGTATCGGCAATTCGTCAACTCTGTTGTACTCAATCCATTCTTTTTTAAATAAAGCATTAGGGTTGTCATCTAGGATTTGTGCGTATAATTCTTGAAGTTCAAGACGAGTACCTTTATATTGTGCTGTAATTGTGTTTATAAATGCAGGTGATAAGTTAGCCTTATTTTCAAAAGTAGAGCCTATAGTAACGCATACACATGATTTACCGTTAGCGTTTTTTAAGGCCTCAATTTCTTTTGTAAACTTTGTGGGTTTTGGCGTACTCGTAACAACACAAAGAGGATTACTGCCTAAGCGTAAACCTAAAAGTAAGTTATCAAATGTTTCTTTTGGGTATCTCCATTTGTGTATTTCATCGCACCATAAAAAGTCTGATTGAGCTCCTCTCGATTTTTCAGGCTCTGATCCATAGAAAATACTGATTACCGCTCCATTGCTAAAGAATACCTTTTTTACAGACGGTTTATAAACCATACCCAAGCTAGGCGGACAGTATCGAGCTATACCGCTCTCTCCGTTAATCATAATATCCCGCACTTCTTCAGCTGTTGCTCCACAAAGCGATAGGTGTTTATACTTTCCTGATTTTACCGCCTCTATAATAGCCTCGCCCGCCGTTCTTGTTTTACCAAAACCTCGACCGCATCGTAAAACCCAGATATATTTTTCCCCCGTTACCCATTCAAGGGGTGGAAGCTGACTATCTCTAGCCCAAAATGCCCAGTCGTATTCTAAGGCCTCAAGCTCTTCAAATCCAAGAGAGTTTAAAAATTCATTCTTTGCTTTTGGGTTATTTCGGAGCGTATCAGCGGTAAGAGTTCTATCGTCTAAGCATTTCCAGCCTGTTTTGAGCGGTGCTTTCACTATTCAGCCTCCGGCTCACTTGGGGTTATGGAGGCGAGTTTTTCGGCAAGTGCTTTTTTCTTAAAAGCTATGTTTACCTCAATATCGTTGTCATTAGAATTATCACTTAACGATATTTTTAAAATCTCATCGTTCATGCCATATGCCTTACGCTCAATATCTACGGCCATGTTTGCGAGTTGCGGTAACACATTCCATGATATTTCGTTTATAACTTCGTTCAAACTTTCAATGTTATCTCCGGCCGCTTTTATTTTGTCAATCAGCAATTTGGCTTTTTTCCCTGCAACAAACTTTATAGCCTGTGCAAGTTGTATGTTTTCTTTGTTTGCTTTTTTTATAGCCTCTATGTTTTCTTTTCTTATTATTTCGTCAATATAGCGGTCGTAAGCATCTGCACGAGCTATCCAGTTATTACGAGATGACAATTTTTGATAATATGTTAGACTTTTGCCGTGTTTTTCTTGTACTTTGGGAATTGTCCGTAATGCTCCAAGATTGAGAAAGGTTTTAAAGTATTCGTACTGTTTGGCTGTTTCTTTTTCTTGTCTATCCCATTTTTCTGCCATTATGCTTGACCTCTCATGTTTATTTTACCGTCTGCCACATCATAAAGGATTGAAGATTTTACAAACTTTTCTTTTCTTTCAATATGCGCCCGTCTGCAAAAATCCTGCTTTGCAGCATTGTTTTCAAATACAAGGGTTAAGGTGTAGTCATCATACTTTGCTTGATAATCATCATCGCTTCGGTTTTCGGCTTTTCGCATATCCCTTTCTGCTTGTCGTGCTTCTTTAAGGCGATCTGCTTTTTTTGCCTGCTCTACCATATCGACTACATCATTTTGTTCGGGATTGGTGTCAAATAAGTTATTATCATCATCAAAAAGGCTTGAACCTGCAAAAATATATTGCATATCAAGCATATCAAAAGCTAAATCTTTTTGAAAATCTATATCAGGATAGGCTAGTTTAATTTCTTGTAATAACTCGTTATCCCATTCACCTTGAGCCGCAGGATTATTCAAAAAGATGTTGATTTTTACTTCTGTTTCCTCGTCAACATTTATCATTGAAACTTGCAAAGAATAATCATTTTTAGGATATTTATATTCTTCGTCCATGATTGATAGTTTTTGATGACCGCCCACAACATTCATAGTTAAGCGGTTTACAACTATCGGCTGTACAAGTCCGTAAGTCTTTAAGCCTTTTTTTAGCTTTTTACGAGCTTCATCAGATATTTTTCTAGGATTATAGGGTGCTTCGTGTATACTGCTGCGTTTTACCGTTTGCATTTGATATGCTTCAAATTTGTTATTTTCCATATTCTTGCCACCTTAAAAAATCGGCTTGAGCCATTGGGTATTTTGTTACCCATTTTTGATAATCTTCAGGAAAGTTATTTTTTAACCATTCAAGAGATGAGCCTTTGTATATATCTATATTGCGGAAACCTGAGTATGTTTCGGGTGCGAGGATTAAGCGGTTTTGTTTTATGTAATTATTGATGTCTTTTTTTGCCCATTCGTGTAAAGGACAAAGTTTTTTATACTTCCAGTCTATGCCGTTGTCGAAAGTTTTAAGCATACAGGCTCTAGCCAGACTTTCGCAAGCCTCCCAACCTAAAGCTATGTATTCAATATTGTACTTTGCTCTTAATGCTGCAAATGTATCAGCCATTGTAAGGCGTTTGATGTTTTTACCTTCTCTTGAAAGTAGGTAAGTTGTTTCGTAATGCGGGTACTGCTCAATCTTTATGTTATACCGCTTTTCGTAATAGTGGATGACTTTATTCTTGCTCTCAAGATTTTCACAGTAATATAAAAAAACAGGCGTATATCGCCCTTTCATAAACTTATTGAATAAGTCCAGCATTACTGTTGAGTCTTTACCTAGTGAATAAAGCACAATGGCGGATTGAATATTATCCGCCATGTACTGTATTGATGAATACAGGTTTTTCATCGACTAGAAGAACCTTTTTCTACCATTTCTGTTTGTAGAAAAAATAAGACCAGTTCCAGAATTCCTTCGCAACGCTTTTTGTTTTGCACTTCCTGACGAGCCGTTACCAATACCGCCGGAACCGTCAAAATAAACTCTTAGTCCCATAAGTCCATTATAAAATGGATCTTGTCTAAAAAGTATAAACATAAAGATACCTCCTAAAAATTAAGTAAGTATCTTTATTTTAAATAATTGGTAGTTAGTAACACAAGAGAAAAGAAGAAAAAAGTTTTTTTATTCCAATAAGTTATAATTCCACAGGCCTAGTCTACCTTTTACTTGCCTGATTGGATTTTTAAGAAGTGTAGGATTTTTTAAAATCCAGTGGTATTGTCCGTCTATAGACCACGGACTAGAGCTGTCTTTTACAATATCGACTAAATCAACATAGCCGATTATTGATTGACTTTTTAAAAGCCATTTATCTTGATAGTCGCATATTCTTTGTAACATTTCTGATTCTGACCGTGTACCTTCAGGAATTCCAGCTTCAACATAAGCATCTAATAAGTTATAGTACCAGTCTTCAAGTTTTTCTGCATAATCGCCATACTCATTTAATATCTTTTCGTTGTCTTTAACATCTATAAATTTAGGTGGATTTTCGTCTTGAGTAATAAATGGTAGTGTATCTCCGCTTACATGAATATATATTCTTCCTCGATAGTCGGTAGTCCAAGTTCTATTCTCAACATCTTTTCCGCCTTGAATTATCAAATATGCATACGGATTTTTAACACTTAAAACTTTTATTTGCATTTTTTTTACTCTCCTTTTTTATAGGTTGTATTTTTTCTATCTCCTTTTTTATTTCATCGCTCAAATTGTCAAGATCGTATTTGTTTTGAATATTAAGCCAGAATTCTGGACTGATGCTAAACACTCTAGCAAGCTTTAATGCCGTATCTAAAGTAATAGGCCTTTTTCTCTTGATAATTCGGCCTATATGTGTTTGTGAAAGTCCTATAATTTTTGAAAGCCGATAAGCTGTAATGTTATTCGGCTTCATAAAATCTTTTAACAGAATTTCACCTGCATGTACAGGTTTTAATGCTTCTTTCTCAAAACTCATACCACAATAATAACATTTTTAGCAAGTATTGTCAATAGCTTTTTTTGATTGTGTTATTTTTCATACACCTTAATACTTTTTATACTTTATTCTCATAAAAACAAATATCAGGATAAATCCACATTAAAAGTTTCTTCTTTAGTTTATATACATCAGTCTGTACACCTTTTACATCTTCATATATGATTTTTCCGTTTTTGATATACTTAAAATCAGCATAATAATAAACTGCTCGGCCGCCTTTTTCTGTTTTTGGTACAAGTAAAAATCTGGGTTGCAACTCAAGACAGGCTATGTCGCCTATCTTTTCAAGCTGTCTTAATTCAAGGTATCGCTTCATTTCGGCCAGACTGTCAAATGTTATGCCGTCTATTGTTCGGCGTTCTTTGCTCGATATGTTGTACTTATTTTTCTTGTAATACATACTTAATACCTTCTATCTCTTTTTATCGCTTCAACCAACTGCTCTTTTTCGATAGGCCGATTATTTATCAGCACTGCTGAATTACAACGCAAACAACAGGTAGTTCTTAGGTTAAATGGGTGATCTATTATTTTAAGGCCGTAAGTTTTAATATTTTGTTTTGTCTTGGGTATTCGATGTGCCATTTGTCCGGTACTCCAGTCTATTTTTTTACCGCAGACTACACAATGCCAATTATCACGGTTAAAAACATAAAGCCTTGTTTCTTTTATTGTCATTATCTATACCCGCTATTTATTAAATGTGTTATGTGTCCTTTTAAAAGAGGATTATCAGTTTTATACACCTTAATTACTCCACATTGTTTTTGATTGTCTGTTTTTTCTTTTGTTATTTCATTCATGTCGTATTCTATGCTGCCTTTTGATATTTATTTATAAAAAACTGCTTACCTTCAACAGTAATCAGTGTTTGTGTGCCTGTTTTTTCTCCCTGCTGCCATTCCTTGACTTCAAAATATCCTTTTTGGATGTACTCGGAATATGGACATAGTTGATTGTGTTTATCCCTATATAAAAACCCGTCAAGTTGTAACATCTTGATAAATTGCCTTTCAGGTATTTTTAGTTCTTTTGCGGTATTGCGAATATTTGTAGAGTTACCCCGATTTATAAGGGTATCAAAGTATTCTACTTTCGGCTTTTGCTGCTCATTCTCAATTTTGAGCTGTTTGTTTTCCGCTTCAAGCTCTGCTATCATTTCATTTTGCAATTGCATTGCTTGCCGGATTAAAAGTTGCTTTTCTAAATTGGTTTTAGGAAGGACAGCAGGATTTATAACATCATTCCGCCCACTTAATTCTATTTTCTTTTTAATGAGAGTTACTTCCTTTTCAGTTATTAAGGATTTTATACCGTTTTGTACCTCGACAATGTTGTCGAGGCTATCTCTAATAGATTTTAAATGCCTTTGTACCGTTCTTTCCGTTACTCCTAAAATCTCTGATACTTCTTTAACTGTCATTGTGCTTTCTTGTTTTTCAATTTTTTCGTTTTCAAAAAGTTCCAATTCTTTCATTTTATCCTTCCCACCGATTAAAAGAAGCCCCGCTGAAGTTGCAAGGATTAAGGAAAAGACAACCTCAGCAGGGCAGGATAGTTATCAAGTTTTTATTTTATCATTACATTTTTTAAATAAAACCAAATAAAAATATATTCCTAAAGCTATAAATCCGAAAACCGCTACAAAGATTGTTTGTTCAGTTTGTATAAATCCGGCGGTAACCAATGTTATTATTCCTATTACGAGAGGTATCAGCACCCATTTATTCCGTTTTTGTTTCAAACAGTCAAAGACTGCGACACCTCCTCCGAGCAATATAATCGCTGCTCCAACAATGTCGACCGATGTTGTTTGTCCGTAAGTCATCATAAGAACTCCGAACAAAACAAGCCCTAAAATGATAATAAAAATTAGCTTAGCTTTCATATCTAAACCTCCTAATAAAATTATTTATAATCAGAATTATTATCTGACTTCAATATACGGTATTATTTCTGATGGCTTAAAAATAACTTTATAATGCTTATCAGATACCATACTAGGTTCAAGTTGTTCAGAAAAATAAGTAACATTATCTGATAAACCTAAATAGTGTTTTAGGTATTTACCGTCTTCCGTTTTTACCGTAACAATAAGATCTTTATCATTATCAACAATAATAGCCAAATACCCCTCAATTACTAAAATGTAATCGTTGGTAATGCCATTATAAAAAACAGCTCGCCGGTATACTTTGAAATTTTGTTCTTCTTTTTCTAAATTAAACCTAGCAACATCAGCATCGGCACAAGATATTAACGAGAATATCAAAGCCGAAATCAATAATATAAAAAATGTTTTTATCTTTTTCATAAAAACCTCCTAAAAATAGTATTCATAAGTTGGATTAGTAACGCAACATTATTTTAAAAAAATATTTAAAAATTATTCTAAATATATCCCTTCTTCGGCAGCTAGTCTGTAAGCCGTTTCTATCAATAGGCTTTCTTCCTGAGTGTTACAATCAGCCTCGCTTTGTGGGAAAGGTCTGTTAAAAAGAATGTTCCATGCAACATCGCCGTTTTCATCTTTCATAGCCGGATAATTCATTTCATACATAGCTTTTTCTTTTATGGCATATTTAACCATTGCAGGGTCATTACCCGTCGCATTTGCAATAGCCCGTATAAGGCCGTGAAGTTTTGTATTTTGCGAGTTTTTGCCGGTAGTGCGTTTTTTGTATTTGTCGGATAAAAGCAATTCGATAGGCGGAGCTATGTATTTTTTGCTTCCAGAATAGTTGCAATCCATTTCTTTACGGTATAAATCTTTGCGGTGCCGGATGTATGCTTCCATTTGTTTAATGTCAATATCGCCTGTAAGTTTAAGTGTCAATTCTCCATTTTGCCATTTTATGACTTCTACTGTTGCATCTGTTTTCATTTTCCCTCTCATTCCGCTCTTATCGAGTGTTCTTTAATCCATTTTTCAACATCTTCAATTCCTGTAAAATAATTGCAACAAGATATTATCCTTTTTAAGTCGTGCATAGCTTCTTTTTTCATCTCATCATTACTATTTGAATTTGAAAAAATTGCTATGACTTTTTTATTATACCCGAGCTCTGCCTCTTCAGGAGTAAGGCATATACAATCATCGCCTATGCTTTCTATATCTGCAATTACACCTACAAGTTTTTTATCATAAGTCCATTTCATAATCTTCTTATAATTTACCTCTATATTTTTCAAACCAGAAAATGACTTCTTTTTCTGTTTCTCTAATCAATCTAAAATCTTTTGCCAACTTATAGTTAAAGTTCCTTTTATTTAGAATTTCTATCTGTCTTTTAATTTCTTCCCTAAATTTTTCAACAGATGCTGTTCCTTTTCTCAAATTGCACCTTATACAAGCAGGCACAAGATTATCTTTCACATCTTCTCCCGCTCTATCAGGCTTTTCATCCCAACCTCTGAATATAGGTTTTATGTGGTCAATATGAAACTTATCCTCTAGTTCTTTTCCGCAATAAGCACATTTGCCACCAAACATAGCTCGGATTTCTTCCCGTTCTTTTTTATTGATTCTCATAGTTATTATATTCCTCAATTTTTAAGGGTTCCACATTATTAAGTCCTTTAAATTCTTTAAGTTTATTTAAACCCGTTTCTATTATCTTAGTTTCTACAAAAGCATTTACTTCTGTTTTAGCTTCTACAACCATCTTCCCAAGAGTATCTTGGAATTGTTCTTGAATAAACTTTAAGTTAGAAGTTGTATTTGTCTTATAAATTTCAACCTGCTTTAACAATTCTTGAAGTTGTTTTTTCCCGACAGGTTTTCCTTCTTTTAAGAATTCTTGAAGAACGGTTTCAATATTTTTTAAATTATTTTCAAACTGCTCAAAACCATTTTGAACTTCGTCTTCAAAATGTTGTATTTGAGTGTCGTTTGGTACTTCGGGAAGTCTTTTTCCTTCTGCATATTTCAAAGTACACGGAACTCCATCTGTATTTCCTGCGGTTAAAAACTCTGCCCATTGTAAAGGAGACATCTCTATCTCGATTATTTTTTTATCAGAAAAAATATAAGTATTTGATAAGTTACGCTCCTGAACTGCCGTGTTAATTCTTAAACAGATTGTAGTTAAAGGTTTAATATCCGTTCCAAACAATCTATGACCTCGAGAGGAATTACAACGAGACCAAGCAATTTTTCCCATATAAGGTTCTCGTTTTTGATTATTTGTTGTTTTCATTTTTTTTCTCCTTATAAAAAATGTTTTTGTTTGTACTTGTAATATATTACAGTTTTTGGAAAGGGGGTCTACAAATTTCTTTTTCTAAATCTATAAAAAGTAATAAACCTAAAAAACCACTTTAAATAAATACTTATTCCTTTGTTGACAGAATAATAATTACTACCATCTTCATCGCAAACTTCTGCTAAACATTTAGGGCAATATGTATTATATTCGGAACCACAATCATAACCATAAGAAACTTCTTCTAAAATTAAACTTTTAGAACTTCCTTTATATCCACACTCTTTACATTGAAAAGGATAATAATGTGTTTCGTGGGCTTCATTAAACTCTTTAAGTTCTTTCTCTAACTTAGAATTTCTCATAATTATTTTCTCCTTTTTAAAATTAAAACAGTTTCATCTATTTCTTCAATTTTATAAAACTTTTCTATTGTTTTAAAACTTTCTTTTAACTGTTCTTGAGAAATATCTCTTTTTGATTCTAAGTCTTTTTTGCCAAGGGAACCTATAGAGGCTGTTATTAGAATAATAACAAAACCTATAATAATAGCTTGTAAAACATTGACCGTTTCTTTTTCAGTTTCTTTTCTTCTTTTTTCAAAAAAATAATCCATAATTTTTAATTCCCCTTTTTAAAGGAAATAGCATATACAGGTTTATCAATCCTCAAATCTGTATCTTTACCGTCAACTATTTCAATCCCAATAATTTGAGCTTCCATATATTCTTTTGTATATCCTAATCGAAAAATACAAGGACAGTTCAAGGCTCCTGCTCTATTCATAAACTCGTTTTTTAAACGAGTTTCCCAATATGGTTTCACTTCACGATATTCTATCGTTTTCTCACCTGATTTTATTTTTTCATACCATTCTTTTTTTAATGGAAAAACTAACATTGGCTATCTCCCCCTATTTCAATAATCTTTTCAGATTTTTCTTTTGTACAACTTTTGTAAAAGTTTCAAGTTCTGCAATAAGCTCTAGTATTTTTTCTTTCGGCGGTTCGGGTAAATTGTTACGCTTAGGATTTGAGTCTGCTCCGATGTTGACTTGTCTGGGATTGCAATATCTTATCATTGTGATAAATTCCGGTAAGTCAAAAGCCATAATAGGCTCGATTGTAATAAACTTATGTTCCGTAGGGATGCTTGCAAAACTTAAAACCCTATCAATTATAGCGGGACTGTTATTCATTATGCCCTCGTACGCTCTGTTTGTTTCTAGTGTCGTACAGATAGAAAAATTCGATTTTAACTCATCCAAAAAATCAGATAATCTATCGGGGCTTTTCGTTTGAAGAAAATATTTGTTTTCTGGATACTGTGCGCAGTACTCCAGCGTTTTTATTATCCACTCATCTGGAATACTTTCAGCAAACATATCACAACTTGAACCGACAAAGATAAAATTATTCTTTCCTAAGTCTGTTTTTAGCTCTTTTTCATCAAAGTGTAATGGCGGCTGTTTGCCCCAGCGTTTCATATAACAGTAGCTGCATCCGTGCGGGCATTTACCCTTGATTGTGTTCCAAGTGTGAGTTATAAAGTTGTACATATTTCCGGTTGATTTATTTAATGGCATTTTGTTTCTCCTTCCGCTTTAGCTTTTTCTGCCGTAGTACAAAACAAGGAGTCAGCTTCTTTGATGATGTTTTCAATAAGCTCACCGATTGAGTCTGCGTAAATCCAACGAAGATAAAAAACGCCTCCACATACCCAGCTCCGAGCATTCCCAGACTCATCAAAAGAAAAGTTACGCGGCTGATCAAATGAAACTTCTGCAAGAAATCCGTCACGTTGATTTGTTGCCATCAAGAACGCAAATGTTGTTTCTTCAATGCTGGACTCAACCTTTCGTCTAATTTTAGCCGTGTTATCCCAATGCAGTGTTTCTAGTATGAGCTCTGTATCATTTTCCATAAAATCTTCAAAGGCATCGCTTGGGTACTCACCACGCATCGCCTCGGCAGGTATAAATACGAGCTTTTCAATTTTTGGGCATAAACGAGCTTCTTCAAAACGTTCCATTAAATACTTATACATAGTCTCCTCCTCACTTTTGTAACTTATATTTTTCATTAAAGTTTTGGTTCATATATCATTTTCCTCTGTCGTTTTATACAGCTCTTCAATGTAACGCTGTATATGTTTAGGGATTGGTATCCCCTTGTTTTTTAGTTCAGCAGTCTTCAAAAGAATACCCAGTTGTGCATTAAATTTTTTTAATGTTCGATACCGTCTTTTTTCAAAAAAGTGAAAATTAAGTACACAAACCACTAAAACAGAGACCAAACAATTCACTATAAAACCTACAACAACTCTCATTATTATTACTCCTCGCTTTTGTAAAAATCTTCGTTACAACTAGTAAATGCCCCTTGTCCGTCAGCTTTTATTGAAAGATATCCTTTACATTCACCCAGCCCTTGAACTTCCGTATATTCACGGTCTGCAAAACAAGAATCAAAGACTTCATCAGCGGAACATTTAAATATTTTGTAGGCATCTTCAATGTTCCTTGCCCATACCTCAATTTCCTCTGTAAATATCTGTTTTTTGATATATGCCGAATACCGCTTAAACCCTTTTGCTTTCATTTCTTCGATGGTCATTTTGTTTTTTCTCCCTCTATTTTTTTAATCCTTTCTCCAATCTACCGGGGTAAAGATTTTATCGAACTGCAATTTATCTTTAAAAAATAGTGTTATGTGTCCCAAATCAAAAAGACCGTAAACTTTCCAATCGCAAGTTTTGTTATCTTTTTTTATCCCTGAATTACACTCGTAAGGATTTGTTGTAATTCCTTTACAGCAAGGACAAATAAACTTCTTAGAAGGAATGGATTTTAAAAAATCATCTACAGTTTCAAAAACAGAAACATTATCACCCTCGATCTTTGGCATATTATAATCTTGATAATAGTTCATATACCAATAAGTTCGTTTTTCTTCCCATTTATCCAAAAGTTCAGAAGCGGGCAGATTTAATTTTTCTGCATAATGCAAAACTCTTTCTGTTATCCAGTTTAATTTTTCTACATATCTTGTATCTTTTGGGTCGTCAGCAATATCTTTCTCTACAGCTTGAGATAAAATCTGATAGCCTTTACATTTTTTCAATTCAATCAAGCTTATCTCACTTTCTTTCCAATGTGTGGATGTTGTTTCCATTTCGTTCAAACAATTACACATTTATTTTATCTCCTTATTAAAATTTTCTATTTTCTCTCCGATCCACCGCATTACCGGTACGGCCATGCTGTTGCCGATTGCTTTATAGCGGTGGCTGTCTGGACATTGGTCTTTAGGCTTGCCGTTCCATTTAATTTGAGTGTAATTATCAGGGAAGCCTTGTAACCGTTCGCACTCAAGAGGTGTAAGACGGCGGATGTTTTTATTTGAAACATTGATAACATTCGTGTGTGAAAAGGTATCAATCGTTTGAGTTACGTTTTTTGAAACTATAGGACATTGTCGTCCATTGATGACAAAAAAATCACCCGTAAATGCTTCTTGATTGTTTTGCCATAAACTCTTACCGCAGTTAGCTAACAAAGTACCTGTGTTTTTTTTGCCGCTTGCTAAAACCAAATCAAAACAATCAGGTGATGCACTATTCCTCAATGTCGAGGCTTTTTTATCTCTGTGATATTTGTAGTTTCCTCCTCGGCGGAAATAATCAACGCCTTTTTCAATAATGCCGGTAGGCTTCTTTTGTATTTTGCCGCCCTTCTTAAAATCCCTTCGCATGCTTTCCGGCTCAAATAATACTTTTGCGGCAAGGTCTGTCCTGTTATCAGAATGTCCGATAACGAAGACTCTACGACGGCGTTGGGGTACTCCGAAGTATTGAGCGTCAAGCACCCGGTAAGCCCACCCATACCCGCTCTCTTCCAAGCCAGAGAGGAAGCTCGCAAAATCAAGTCCTTTACCGCTGGATAATACTCCGGGGACATTCTCCCATATAACCCATTGCGGTTTACATTGCTCCACAATTCCCAAATAGGAATACATGAGCTGTCCTCGAATGTCATCGGTTCCGCCTCGCTTGCCTGCAATGCTGAAAGACTGGCAAGGTGTTCCTCCGACCAAAATGTCAAATTTTCCAATGTTCCATTTTTCATATTGCGTAATATCTCCATAGTTTTTTACGGCAGGGTACTTTTGCCGTAACAGTTCGCAAGGGAAGGGGGCTATCTCTGCGAACCCTACAGCCTGCCACCCCAGCGGCTCCCATGCAACACTTACCGCCTCAATACCCGAACAGACGGATATGTAGGTCATAAAGTCGGATTGTCCTGGTCATCTTCTAACATAACAACGATTGCTAGGTGCTCATCACGAGTATCAGGTAGTTCATCGTTCAAATCATAAAGACCTAATTGTTCACCGGTATAAAAATAAGAGATTGGCCGTCCTTGCATCGACTTGTCTAGAAAAGAGTCTTTGACTATCTTATCAAGCCATACACCTTTGATTTTTTGTGAGAAGAAAAAAGGAATATCCTTTCCCTTACTTCCTTTAGTCACAAAACAGATTTTAGCTTCCGAATATTCCTTTTTTAATTTGAGGATTTTATCCAGAAATTCTTGCTGTGTTTTGCAATTTTCTCCCTCAAGACAGCTTTTAATCATAATGTCATTTAAATCTTGCATAGTTTACTCCCCCTCCACTTCACCGCAGGTAGTGCCGTCGTCGGCAAAGATAAAACGTTGAAACAATTCACCTAAAGAATACCAATGATAGCCCAACAAAAATAATCCGTACTCTCTGTCTTTTGCAGTTACAATATATTGCGTTCGGCTATTTCTATTCTCAACCCATCCGCCGTGTGCTTTAATTGCTTCCATCGCCTTATCAATACTTTCAAACGGCTTGTACTTCGATCCTGCGGGCGGTTCGATAAGATAGGCTAAAACATGCGCAATATAATCATCCTCTTCAAACCGTTCCGCCTCACCGTCACCGCGAATATCCGTAAGCACGTGTACATATTGCTGCGCATCATCGCTTTCTACCTTTTCACACAGAGCTTGTACCGTATCTGCAAAAATGCATCTACTGCCGACCTTCAATTTTTCCGCATTAAGCGCGGTGTAAACTTTTAACTTGTCAAATTCCATAAACTATATCTCCCTTATGGCTGTAAACTTTTAGTTGATAGCCGATTTTTGAACCGTCAACTTTTAATTGACAGCTCACACGCTCCGCATTTCGGGACGGGAGCTTTCCCAGTTAAAAAGAACCACTTCTCCGACTTCTTCAATCCTATCACGCATAGCCTTCCCTTCGTTAAGGTCTATGTGCTTACATAATGTTTCTAGGTCGATATTACCGCAAAGAATAACAGGTTGCATATCGTTGTATCGGCGGCGTAAAATTATATTAAGCCATCCTATACGGCCTTCCGTTTTTTTTACTTTGTCAACTTCGTCTACTACAAGCATTGGGCAAAAAGAATACTTGTTAAGTACGGCGTTTTGACCTTCACCAAAACCGGCTTGAGCGTCAAGTAAATCGGTTGCTATATCGTCAAAATCACGATAGATACCGCCCGTAACTTTTAACACAGCATGAGCTAAATGCGTTTTGCCGGTGCCGTTGTTTCCCAAAAGTAAGAGCCATTTATTTTTAGGCTCTTTTGCAAAAGCTAAGACGGTTTTATAAGCGGCTTCATTTTGCGGTGTTACCTTGTAATTTTTAAAGCCTGCGTGGATATAACGCTTAGGCAATCCGTCAATTCTGTCTAAAATCCGATCCACCTCCCATTTTTGCTGCTCTTGATTTTCTTGCTCTTCAAGACAAAGAGGGCAAAGATTTTCGGCTTCATCAAGAGTTTCATACTCCAGCCTATGGATAGGGCAGGTGAGCCTTATTACTTTTTTGCCTTTGAAAAAGCCTAGCTTTATTTTTTCAACGTCAAAAGGTTTTTCGGTAACGGTTATGTTGTTATTTTTAAAACCTTGTTTTAATACTTGCATTTCACCCCCTAAAACATCACGCTTTCTAAAGCCTCGCCGATGTCTATCTCGATTTTTTGTTTTGAACGCAAGGCTTCAGGTATCGAGCTTTCCGAAAAGTCTTGCTGTGAAAAGTCGTTTTGTGTAAAAGGCGGATGCTGTTTTTTAAAATCCTGCTGCCGTTGCTCCCAAGTGTGAACGCAGGCTCTCCAGTTTTTCATCTTGTTTTTGCCGACATACCAGTCTTTGCTTTCGTAAAAGTTATAAAAAGCAACTGGATCTACCCCGTTTTTTCGCTCATTGCAATAACTTGCAATTTCAGGAATATTCGGTTTTACAAAACATTTACGCTTTTTTTCAGGTTTTGGAATTTCAGAAAAAGGGGCAGGCTCTGCCTGCTCAGGCGGATTGTCCGCCGTCTGTTGATTTTCTGATTGCCCACCTCTCTCTAGGTTAGGTAATATATCTAAGCTAGATATATCATCAACATCAACATCAACATCTACATCAAGGTTTTTGGTATTCGATGAGGGTTTTTGGTATTTGGTACTAAAAACCCCGTTTTTGGTATTTGGTAAAACTTCTTGTTTTTTGGTACTAAACACCTTTTTTTTAGTATTTGATACCGTTTGTTGTGATATATTATGCTTTTCGGCTATTTCTTTTTGAGTTAGCCCGTTTTTTAAGTCTTCACAAATATTATCTTGTACTTCTTGCGGTGTTTCAGGTCTGCCGCCTTTTTTTCCGTCATCTGTTGACTTTTCTCTTCTTGCCTTTGCATTGTCAATACTTTCTTTAATGGGTATCCATACCGATAGCTCTATGCCGGTAAAATCGGGCTCTATTTCATATAATCCGTATTCTGCTATTGCATCGTAAAACCTACATCTTGTTTCAGCGTCAAGACATTTTAATTGTTTTGTAAATGTTTCATAAAAGACAAAACTCATTGACATTTTATATATGTTCTCCCTTGCAAGCTAAACTTGGAATGATAATGAAGTTTTCATAAGTAAAAACTTTCTTTTCTCTTTCAAAAAGCAACAAAATATCTATAATTTCTTTTTTATTCATTTTTATTTCTTTTGCTATATCATCCAAAGATATTTTATAAATACCGCTATCTTTAAATGCTGTGTTTGTTAATAGATATAGATAAACTAGCTTTTCTTCAGCTGTTAAATTATCAACCCAATCATTGCTCCAAAAAGAAGTTGGTATATATTGCTGTTTTGCCATAAGTTATCTCCTTAATATTTTTTCCCATGTAAAGGTTCTCGCAATTTGTTGTATTCCATTTTTGCATTGATAAACTTTTCAATATCAATATTCAAATATCCGCAAAGACTGGCTAAGCGAATAAAGACATCTGCTATTTCAACCTCGAAAGTATCTTTTATTTCGTCCATTTTCGGTAAAGTAAAATCAGAAGGAAACGAAACAAAAGACATATACTTTCCCTGTCTATGAGCCTCCATAGCCTCTGATACTTCACTTACCACCTGCATTAAAAGACAGCCGATGTTTTGATTATTCCAGTTATCGTAAAAGCCTTTTTCCTTTGCATTTTCATAGGCATTTTGTACTAATTTGTTGATTGTCATTCATTTAATCCAATATTCTTTAATGTTGTATTGAACATCTCTTACAGATATAGGTTTTAACATTTCATCGATAAAAAAATGTGCAGCATTTTTTATTTCAGGGAAAAAATCTAATCGGGGTCTTTCTAATGACAGAAATAATTTAGGATTTACAAAGTTTAGCTCTTCTTCCGTAAGATGTTTTCTCGTTATGGCTATAAGCCTTTTAGTAATTTCATCTCTTTTTTTTTCACTGATGCTTTCATCGTCTAACGTGTACATGTTATACTTTTCTTCTTTTGTGAGAAATGCTTTAATAATTTTTATGTTTTTTCTAGCGGCTTTTGTTTGGTTGAAATAAAGATCTCCCCAATAATCTACAAACGGAATACCGGCATTATTAAGTCTTTTTTGTATGTGTGCTATTTTCTGTGAAAAAAAATTCTCATAATCATCCCATATTTTTTTAGGTGCAAAAAAATTAAAATAAACATGGTTTCTATAACTTGCATGAATTGAAATAATACAATCTCCACAAGAAAAGTTATAAGCATAGACTATTTTATAGTCATCTTTTGTAGTTTCATTCGGTATTCCGAAACGATTGAACAAATACATAAAAGAATGAGCGGCATCAAGCTGCCCTATTCTTTCTGCAACAAGATTTCTAAATGTTTTAGTAAAATTATCCGTTTTATTTTCAAGATGAGTATCTTCGACTTTTCTTATTTCCATAATATTACTCCTCCACATCTTCAGGTTTTATTTTTTTTCCGCAATACGGGCAAAAATTAGGAAAATAAGGCCTTTTTGTTTTTTTTGATTTTGAATATTTGCCATTTTTCTTTTTTAACGGTAATTCAATCATTAAAACCGGCGGATAAAAAATATAGCTACATTGTTCTGAATTAAAAAATACGCCGGTTTCTAAGTTGGAAAAACTCCAGTTTCCTATACCATATGTTTTATCAAATGCTTTACATAATTTAGTATAACAATCTTTGCACCAAACTCTATCAACTGTCATTTTATAACCTCCACCCATTCATCAACTGTTTTAATTTCAAGGCCGAGAGACTTGTCTATTGATAGCTCTAAATCTCGACCCTTTGATTCGTACTCACTTTCAATCAATGCAATTGATAAGTTTTCATTCCTTGCTATAATTTCAAGGCATTTTCTCATACACTTATTCCAGCTCTAATTTTCTTTGCAAAATATCACTGGGGATATTACGACGAACCCTGCTTCAATAAGTTTTTTGCGTGTATTTTCAAAATCCATTTTGTAATTTGGATTTTTAGTTATAGCTCCGCATAGATAAAGTTGTTTCATTTCCTCAACCTCCCTAATTCGCTATTTTAAAATCATCTAAATCAAATAATGTCGGAGCGTTCTTTTCCATATCTGCTTCTTTTAAGTAGATAATACCGTCATTAAAAGATATTTCATTTAATTCATGTCCAATGCCGTATCTGCCTTTTTTAACAGCGATATAAGGCACTGTAAAAAGCCCTGCAAATGGATCATAAACTACATCGCCTTTGTTTGAGTAACGTTCGATAATTCTTTCAACCGTATCTATTTGCAAGGGACAAATGTGCATATTAAGTTCTTTTCTTGACTGCTCGCTATTTAAGGTGTGCATACGGTTTATATCATCCCACACATAATCGCTATTTGATGATACACTTATTACCGAAAAAGAAGCGGGGAGTTTTCTTGCTTTATCCAATTCTTCTGCAAGTTTGATATGCTCATTGTAATCATATATGTTTTGTTTTGAATACATAAAATATAGTTTTTGCATATCGGATACGGGGGATTCTTTTAGTTCTTCTAGTGAAACAAGTCTATTACCGCTAGACCTCCAGTATGCGTGAGCATCTATCTGCCATTGCCCACGGCCGTATTCTTCTTTTGTCTTTTTTACCGGAACATCGGCATAAGCTCTTGTTGTATCTGTTGGAAGTTTTCTAAAAAGTAAAATATATTCAGGACATCCGACACCCATTTTTGAACCGTCCTTACATTGTTCAGTCCATCCGAGTCTATAGGTTTGATTATTTTCTCGAACGACATCGGTAGTAATTACAATACGCCCCATATACTTAAATCCGTGTTTCATAAAGTGAAAAACAGTCATATCGCTAAATGGATCTAAAGTAGGCATACCATATCCTGTAGCATTGCCGAATAAAATCCTATCTTTAACATGTATAGCAGCAACTCTACCGGGTTTTAAAACTCGCAATAAATGCGGTGTTAAAAAATCCATCTGTTCAAAAAACTTATCGTTATCTTCATTATGCCCGAAGTCGTTATATGTCGGCGTGTATTCATAATGATTACTAAAAGGAATTGAAGTCATTATAAGGTCTACAGAATTATCTTGAACTGTTGGTATTTCGATACAGTTATCGTTTAATACAGCCTTAAAACTTTTACCCTCTATAACTTTTCTTTCAACTCCGATTGTACGAGCTAACTTTTCTGTAATATTTACAGATGATAGGCCATATTTTTTTACAATCTCCGTCATTTGTAATACAAGGTGTCTATGCTGCTCCCATTTTTCTTCCAGAGCTTTTAATATAGCCTGCTCGCTTTCGGTATAAATTATATGAACCTCAACAGGGTAATTCTGCTGGAAGCGGTATATGCGGTGAACGGCTTGAATAAAATCATTGAATTTATAATCAATACCGACAAATATACACTTATGGCAATGGTATTGCATGTTTCCGCCTTGAGCCGATATATCGGGTTTTGTTGCAAGGTACTGCAATGCGCCGTTTTTAAATTGTCTTGTAATTTCAACATTTTTTTCTATATCCTGTGAACCGAATACAAAACCGGCTTGCGGTACGGCCTTTTGAAGAGCATATCTTTCAGCCTCTAAGTTATGCCAAAGAATAAAATGCTCATCGGGATTGTTTTTTAATATTTCGAGTGTTTTATTAACACGCACCGGAATACTATCATGCTTTTCTTTTGCCGCTTCTTTTAATCCCATAGCAGCATCTCTAAACATTTTAATTTGGCCATCATCTTCACTTCCGGCAGTGCTGTGATCTGCTTCTACTTTATGATATATAATTTTTAAATCCGGTAAGTCATATCCTTCATCAGAATATGAAGGATTAACATCTGAAGGTTTTGTGATAAATAATCCCCAGCTTGATACCCAAGCCCAAAACTCTTTTTCTTTATGCGGATATATGGTAAGTTTATTTGCCTTTGTACTATCCCTTTTGAAAAAACGTGTGAGACTTTGTCCCGAATCCATTACGCCTAAAAAGGCAGCATAGTGGATAAGCTCTTTATATTTGTTAGGGGAGGGCGTTGCAGTTGCAACAAACTTATATTTTACATCTTTAAACCTAGGCAAAAACTCTTGATATGTTTTCGAGCCGTAAGAACGCAATACAGAGGCCTCATCTAAACTACAAGCCGTAAATGTATTGAGGTTTATATTCCCGTCTCTTACTCTTTCATAATTTGTTATTAAAATGGAAGCCGTGGAATTATCAATATCTTCTTGATTTTTTACATATTGTAAAGGCAGATTATTTAATAGTTTTTCTGCATCATTGAAAAACTCATCTACAATATTTAAGGGGGTAACAATTAAAGCCTTACCGCCTTCTTTTTGCAAGATAAGCCGTAAAATTTCAAGCTGTATTACTGTTTTTCCAAGTCCGAAACTTGCAAATATTGCACGGCAGCCTCCGTGAATAGCCCATCTTACGGCATCTTTTTGGTGCGGTTTTAAAATGTTATTTATTTCGGATAATTCAATATTAAATCCGCTATCCCGTGCTATTGCAATTTTACTTCTTAAAAACTCATCATAAGTCATTTTGTTTACCCCTTAATCCTTTAAAGTTTTACTATATTCTCAGCTATAAATATTTTATTGCTTATGTATTTTCCGTATATTTTCACATAAGAGCCTTTGAGTTTATCTTTTAACTCTTTTGCTTTGCTTCCTGAATATTTTACTTTTATTTTTTCGCCGTCTTGCTGTATAATTGAAAAAATCAGCTGCGGTTTTTCAAGTACAATGAAACAAGGTTTATTCTCAAGTAATCCTTTTAATTCTGTCATAATCTTACCCCACCCAATAAATTTTATTGTCAATTCTACTATCCTCGCCGATAGGATAATAAGAAGCCTTAACAAGTAATTTTGAAAAACTATCACTTGTAATGTTTAACATCTTTTGTAATTTCAATCTTTCAATTCCGTTGGATCCTGCATCTTTCAACATTCTTATTAAATCCTTTAGTTTTTTATCATAGTAGTTGTTTTTTTCTTTTTTCATTTCCATACTCTTGCGATAATTCAAAAAAGAAAAATAATCATCGTCATTAAAAATATATGTTAAGCGGTTATCAATCAGTTCTTTTTTTAATCTTTTTTTGCGTGCAAAATAACGGATAGCCGCTTTTTGATAACCCGTTTTTTCTGCAACCGTGCCTATTGTGTACAATTCTCCCTCCCTTTGAAAGAATTATGCTGTAAGATATAATCCGCTCTTGCACGGTAAAGAACGGATTATATCAATTTAATTAAAACGGTATATTATCTAACCCGTTATTGACAGGCGGCAGATTATACGGGTTTCCTTGTCTGTTATTCTGTTGTCCTCTTTGATTTTGCGGTACATAGGCAGACTCTGCGTTTTGAACCGGACGGCTTCCATATCCGTTTTGAGGCGGTGTATTTTGTCTGCCGTAACCTTGATTGTTTTGAGACTGCTTGTTGTTTTCAACAATCAATCTTTTTACTTCAAAATACTGTTTGCCCGAAGGGGTAGGGTCTCCCTTATCAATGGCAATTTTACCTCTTGCACCGATCCAAGATGATATTTTAAAATTACCTCGTTGAATATTAAAACAATCAAAAAAGCGGGTAATATTTTGATTAGTTCTTATCCACGCTTCTTCACTTGATTTGTCATCAACCAGATAATATTTTAGCTGCCCTTGTTCAGGAATATCAAAATCCAAAACAACCATTTCATTGCCGGATTGAGATGTCTTTTCCTCAGCTTTGACTATTGTACAATCCCATTCTCCAGCTTTAAAATTACTTCCACCGTAATTTTCATCAATTCTAAAGTGTTCACCAAATGCCATTTTATATCTCCTTATTTTTTAAACTGATATTTTATATCGATTTTATCCATAAATGATTGAAGTTCTTTTAATTGAGCTTCCGTTCCCATAGCTGTAAAATCAACTGTGTATATTCTCTCGCTTGCTGTTGCTGCAATAGGCTCACTTGTTGTATCTTCTTTTACCTCTGGTACAGGTTCACTCATTTCATTGATAACTTCTACATCTTTCTGCTCCGTTTCGGCTTTTGCTTTTTCTGCTTCCAGTTTTGCAAGTCGTTCACGGTTTGCCTTTATTTCATCAGCTTTAGCCAATGCAGCATCAAGGTTAAGAGTTGAAAGATAAAAATCCCTAGCCTCCGTTTCTCCGATACGCTCAAGAACATTTAAATCGCTTTTTATTTTTTCGATTTTTTCAAGGATTTCTTTTTTCGTATCTTCAATTTTAGCTGTTTTATTAAGCCATTTATCATTGAAGATTTTATCAATTCCGATAAGCTCAAAATTAAGAGAATTGAAGTATTCAACAATGATAGCTTTTTTTGCTTCCTTTTCTTTATTTTCAACTGCTTTTACAATGAGATCAATTTCGCCCGATGCGGTTTTTATCAAGGCTACCGTTTCATTTATTGTGTTTTTAAAATCATCGATAGGCTTCATAAACTGTCTTTCTATTTCAATGCGTTTATCATTTAGCATTTTTGCGGCCTTGTTTAATTCCGCTTTATCTTTCTTTGCATTGTCAATAGTATCAGGGCTGTAATTTTCTGCCTTATAAAACTGTAATTGTTTTTCTACTTGTGCTTTTAATTTTTCAGCGTTAGTCGTAAGCTCCCCTATGTTTTGCTTGTAAATTTCCAATTCCAGCTTAATAGGTTCTACTTCTCTTACATCTTCTATGACTTTTAAATCTTTCATAAAATCATCTCCTATTGTTTGATTATTTTGATAAGCAAATATAATTTGCTTTATTTGATTTTCCGTTAAATGCGGAATGTCAAATACCTTGTAATTGCCGCTTTTTGGAGTATGTAAAACCTTTAAATACTCTTTTTTAAAAAAGAGATTGTAAAGGTTTAATTGCAACATCCACATAAAAATATCCGGCTCGTTTTGTGTTTTTATGTCATAGACGGTATCTATGCCGATTATGTCGGCCGTTCCGGCAAATGTAAAATTGTCGTACTCGCAATAAAACATTTTTTCAAAAACACAATTATTGCGGTTAATTTGTTTTTCAATCCAGTTTGCCTCGATTGAGCTTATTACCCCTGTTTCTATTTCCTTATGTATTGCCGTTCCTCTGTCTGCTGCTCTTTTCAAAACATCAGGCGGTATATGCGATAAGTCTTGAGCCGTTACAGTACGAATTATTTTTGTAACAGACGGAATAATACGGCCGTTAAGTTTGTATGTATGCCAAACAGGATCGAAGAAAAATTCTTTATTTTGCAAAGTCCATGATTGAGTTACCGGCATTTTGATTTTCTCCTCTTTGTGTTTGTGTAATGTCATTTTTCGGCAATCCGTAATATTCACGTATTACCGTATCAACCGCTTTTAAGTCATTCGGTATTAAAGCATTTTCAAACATACCCATAGGTGTTTTTACTGTGTCGCTTCCGTTATTGATTGTTGCAAAACAAAACTGTCTTTGATTGCTACCGTCTAGCGTTACGACTGTTTTAAGTACAATAGTAAATAATCCTTCAAGAGTGATTTTTTCATCAAGCATATTTCCTATTGTTTTGCATTTTTCCGAACCGTCTTTTGTTCTTTCAATGTGTGAAAGAAAATAAACGATTTTATCATCAGGCAAAGAAAGAGCTGTTTGCGTAAGGTTAAAAAAATTACTTCCGATGTCTGTAAACTTTTCAAAACCTTTTTCTTTTGCTCGATGCATGTACTCAAACGCCATTAAATACTGAGCATCATCAATAATTATGCTTTTTGAATTCGCCCTTTTTAAGATTGTTTCAATCTCTTTGTAATTGTCGCTTTTTAACATCGCTAAATCATTTTTAAAAGGAAGGGGCTTTTTTGATACATTTACTACCGAAGCCTCGCCTTTTTTAAAGTTCCGTAAACTCGTAGATTTTCCGGTTCCACTTTCTCCAATAACTAATACGATTACTGCCATAATTCACTCCTTAATCCTTATTATTTTTTACACTTGCAATTATTACAATCGCAAGTGCAATCATCGATAATTTCAATATTGTTAAGCGATACAAAATCTCCGAATGTTTTACATCTGAAGATTGAAAAACCATCACGGTGCTTTACAGCCCATTCCATATCGCCGACTGTTAATTTGTCATTGATTGCTTTTCCTACTGCATAACTATACAAGGCCGCAGCTTGTCTGTTTTTTAAATAAACCTTTCCCCTCATTTTTACCCCCCCCTATTTATTTTGAAAAAAATCTCTAGGCGATACGCCGTAATATGAATATAGATTACGGCTCGCCTTGTATTCTTCTAACGCTTCTTTGTAGTCATCGCTTGCCAGTATTTGATACTCAAGCTCGCCTTTGTCAACAATGCAAGTATCAAGCACGGCCAATTCTTCATCTGTGTATTCTCTATCTATGCCGATGATGTCCATGTCGCTTAAGTCCTCGGAATACTCGATTTCCAGCTCACCATTTTCAATAGACCATTCAAAAGGCTGCTTAACCTTTCGGCCGTCTGATAAGGTGCTGATTATCTCGCCTTCATAGGTGGATACTTCGATTTCTTGATACTGCATTGCTAACATTTTTTTACTCCTATACAAGTTCTGTAAAATAAATCATACAAGAGAAGATGTCTTTTGTCGGTGTCGATGATATTTGATACTTAATGTCAATAATTGAAAATCCATATTTCTCTGATGTCATTAAAAAATCATCAACCTCTCTTTCTAATTTTTTGTCATCGTTGTAACTTGTAAATATTTGTGCTCTTTTAACGCTTTTCATTTTCAATCTCCTTAATTTACCGCCTAGATTTTCACTAGGCGGCGTGTTTTATTTATGCTGTAAGCCTCTCCGCTTCTTTTCCTTTTTTAGAAGTACGAGCCGTGCGTTCTACAAACTTAGCAGGTTTTTCGTCTCTGCCAATTTCTATATAGTCGTAAAAGTTCCTATCGAAATAATCTATCATTGAGTCAGTGTCATCGTAGTTGTATGAGTTCATAAAGTTTTTAACGTCTTGCAAAACTTCGTATATAACCGGATTAATCCACGTGTCGGATTTACTAAATCTTTTCTCACAATTTGCCGTTTCTACTTGATAGTTAATCCATTCGTCAATGTCTGATTGTGTCATGCTGTCGGTTTCGATATTGCCTTTTGACGGAACATACGACCATCTTTTGTGATAGTCTGTGTGATAGTATTTAAACATCAGGTCTCTATTGGTCAGCTCAACCGGATATTCGGTTAAAGCGATTGTGATGCTGTCTATGTCTGATGTGATTGAAAAACGATATGCCGGATAAGCGTTTTTAATGTATTCACGGATTAATTTAGCAATGTCTTTTGTTGAAAGACTGCGGTCATATCGTTCACCTTGCCAGCCGTTTGCGGTGTAGAACTGTCGACGGTAGTTACCGGCGGTCTCTGTTGCATTATCACTTTTTTTAGTATATTGCAACATCTGAGCTAATGCGAAAGCGATTTCAAACTCGCTGTTCAATTCCTGCATTGCCTCTGTGCTTCCACCTCTGTCAGGATGAAGTTGCATAGCAGCTTTCCTATATGCTGCCTTAACTTCTTCTAATGTCATTTTTTTTGTAAAATATTTCATCTTCCTTAATCCTTTTTATTTACCGTCTAGCTTTTTCACTAGACGGCGTATTTTATTTATGCTACTTTCTTTGCGGTTCTTGCTACCAACTTAGCAGGTTTACCGCTTTTACCGATGTGGAAATCTTCATAAAAACTAATCGTAACGACGCTATCCTCGCAGTTGTAGGAATTGACAAAAACTCTTAAATCTTCTAAAACTTCTAAGACTGCAGGATTTATCCATTCTGTATCTTCAAAAGAAGGCGATAATTCCGTATAGTTAGCTTTTTGTATTGCTTCTTGTACAAACTTTTCAATTTGTTTTTCTGTATAAAGAGTCTTTTGTATAAGTGTATCTCCATCATAAAATGGACTAGTCCATCGCTGATACTTGCTTTCAATTCTAGCTTTCATGGCATCGTAATTTACCAGCTCTACAGGATACTCCATAAGAGAAATCGATATTCCGTGAAAATCTTTTGCATTTGTTATAGAAAAACTGTAATCAGGATACGCTTTTCTAACATAATCTCTTACGATTGCTGCAATGTCTTTTGTTGTAAGGTTGCTGTTGTAGTTTGAACCTTTCCATCCGTGCTGTGTGTAAAATTCTTGTTTTGTCATCTTCCTTAATCCTTTAGGTTTTTTCTAAAACCTTAAAAAAAAGGCGGCTGGAACTTGACCTTTTCCAACCGCCTAGATTTTTGGCTAAAAGCCTTTAATAAGCAGGTCAAGTAGACTTATTAAAAGCTCTTTGATAATTTGTAATTAGTTAGTATTTCCTAATTACATTATTATTATAGTAAATTTTAACAATTATGTCAATAGTTTTTTGTTAAAATTTACAAAATATTTCATTTTTTTGTCTTTTTTTTGTGTTTTTTTACAATATTTAACATTTTCTATGTAAATGCCGATAAAAAACTTATGAATGATGATTTTTTTGAGAGAGTAAAAGTTTTATTAAAAACAAAAAACATAACAATAAAAGATTTTATTGAAAGTCTTGATATGAATTATGATACATATAACGGTTTACGGAGATTAAAAAATTTACCTCGTGCTGATGAGGCCTTAAAAATCGCAAATTCTTTGAATGTATCTATTGAATATCTTATTACAGGCAATCAATCCAACAATAAAGAAAAAATTGATAAAATAGTAGAAAGTCTAACAATCGCTATCGATGATATTAAAAACCTAAAATAAGGAAGCTAAAAGGATAAAACCTATCAAGATTTTATTTTAGCCTCCGATAATATCATTACTTATTACAAATCGGAGTACGTATGAGCAATGCAAAAATAACCCCTAACAAGTTTAGAAAAGATTTATATCCTTATGCCGTTAAATGCTATTCTTTAAGTGCTGAAAACTTTAAAGAGTTCGATCCGCATGTTATTATTCAAAGAATACATAATGCAATAGGAAAATTTTATATACTTAAAAACGAACACGATGATACAAACTTGATTTTGTTTTTTATTGAACAATCAATAAATATTCTTCAGTCGAAAAATAAATTTTTTTATTTCGATGATATTATTGATTTTGTAACAGCAGCAACAAAAGACTTGTTAGCAGGTGATTTCGAGAATTAAGGACGAGTTTTTTTTCTCTTGTCCATATTCAAGTAATTCACAATACCGGCTTTTATTCATTTTTATTATTTCAATGTTTTTTTCAAAAAAATGTAGTATGAGATTATCAAAAATGTGGCCGTTATCCGTTTCTTTTGTGTTAATTACTTCTAAAGTATAAACATTTTCTTTGTAGGAAAATCCTACAACTGCATACGGACTTTGCACCTCATTTAATATTTTTATAATTGTGTTTTTTATCATAAAATACAACCTCCTTATGGTTTTATAAAAAGAAAAACTCAAGGCAGACTTTCTTTTCGGAGGAAGATAATCTGCCCTAAGAAAAGAAGCCCCGTGCAACTTCTTTTTTTAACGAGATATTTATGAGCCTTTATTTAGAGCAGTATGCAAAAATCGCTTTTTAATAAAACCTTGAAAAGGGTAGGGGAAGATAGCCTACCCAAAACAAGGAACGGCAAACCGTTTTTTAAGTAATCCATTGCACCAAATATAAGGAGTTACAGATGTTATATTTTGCTCTTTTAAAAAGAGCAAATTGCAACACCTGCACTCAATTTTTCCCTTCCCTATAACCCCTAACAACCTCGCCGAAACAGAGTATTATTAAAAGAATGGAGCTAACCATTATGTATAGCGTTACTTCGGGCTTGAACCGAATATAAAGCGTTGATTATTCTTTTTCTACAATCGAGTAAGTGGTCTTTGCTACTACTTTGTATCGATTGAAAAATTCTTCTATTTGTTCAGAGTTAATCCAGATAACCCTGTCAACCTGAATACTCCCTATAGTTCCATCTCTCCTCTGTTTGTATAGAAAAGAAATAGAAACGCCCATTTTTTCGGCGGCTTCGTCAATCCGGTAATAATCAATCCCCTTGATGTTTATCACTTTCTTTTTCTCCAAAAATCCGCCGAAAAACGAGCGGGTATAAAAAAAGCTCCTAGACTGATTGCCGTGTTGTCTAAGAGCCTTTCAAGCCAAAAGCGGCTTAATAAATACACGGCGGACTTATTAAGTAGCTTTTTCAATTATATAACTAGTCATAAACTATTTATAACTCGGTTATACTGTTATTATACTAGTTTTTAAAAAGTTGTCAACTAGTTTTACTAGATTTTATCTAGTTTTTTCATAAAAAATCTATTTTTTTTATGTTTTTCTTTGTTTTTTCCGATATTGTGTATATGAATACAACGGAAACATTACCTCAAATATCATTTAAGACCTCGCAAGAGTTTTTTGATTTTTTAACTGACCTTGCAAAATCAAAAAAGAAAACCAAAAAGCAAATTGTAGAAGACGCTGTAACCGCCTATGCAAGTGAAGGAAAAACTATCACGCAGGAACAGTCCGAGCAGCTTATTCAATTACTTTCTAAATCCGATATATTGTTTAAAGAACTGCAAGAAGTCAAAACTCTTATTTTCCAAATATTGAAAAATCAGCAGTCATAAACAACTCAACCAAAAGCCCAAGAAAGGATAATGTCGCAACTCCCTCTTGGGCTTTTTTAGCCAAAAGCGGCCGTACAAATGTTGCGACGAACTTATACGGCGGCTCTCAATTTTCATCCTCTTTATGCCGATAAAGAGGGTAGATATGGATAAATACATATTTACCGTATCTATTATGTATTATATACATAATCTTATGTATTGTCAACAGTATTTATGTAATTTTTGCATTTTTTATGCAAAAAAAGAGGTTTTTTTGTGGAAGTTTTAAAAGAAAAAGACAGGCTAAGAGAAATTAGGCATTTTTTGCATGAAACTCAGGAGAATATGGGTAAAAAGTTTGATAAAACTCAAACAACATGGGCTAATTATGAAACTGGCAGGTCTGATATTCCGGCTGATGTATACATTAAACTTCAAGAAATGGGCTTTAATATAGAATGGCTTAAAAACGGTATCGGTAGTATGTATTTAAAAGATAAGATGCCGATAGTAAAAAATGCGGCCGAAGCAGAAAAAAAAGGACTTATTCCTTTCTACGATATAGATGTTACGGCTCATATCTCCGAGATATTCACGGATACGCCTCATTCTGCCCCTGCTTATTGGCTTGACATTCCGCATTTTAAAGGCTCTATAGCCTGTAGAGTATCGGGCGACTCGATGGCTCCCGAAATATCATCAGGCGATATGATTTTGGTAAAAAAAATCAACAACCCCGATGTAATTCTTTGGGGTGAAATCTATCTTGTAGTAACTGATGAGACTGCCAATAATCTATGTACGATTAAAAAGCTATATCAAGGTAGAAACCCCGATACCTTTATTCTAAGGTCTATAAACCCCGAATACGCAGGTGATACGGTAATCCCTAAGCAGTCAATACTAACTATAGCCCATGTAATCGGGTGTATTAAGATGTTTTAAGGCTTTTTTAAAAGTTTTAAGTTATTTTTTCAATTTAATGTATTGAAAAATAATATTTTTTTTATTATAATTACAGTAGAAAGAGAAAATATTTAGAAAAAGCAAAAAGAAAGCAGGTAGTCTATGAGAATGGATAAAGCAACGTTAAAAAGCATGGATGATTATTTTAAACAAAAACCTATTCGCCGAACGGTTTTATCAACGAAAGAGGCTGTCGATTATTTTATAAAGTGCCAAAAAACCCCTATATCTGATGAATATATGACTAAACTTGAAGCTCAATATGAGCCTTATTTAAAGAATATTCACTTTGAGTAGAAAACTTAATATTTTAGATCACATTGATGATTTTCTTGTTTCTCCAATACAGCCTGATACAGATGTTTCGTACTTCAAGTCAGATGGTGGTGATATATATACATCTTTCTTAACAAAGAACGCAAAAAACACAGATGCCAGCAAAATAACAAAAACATATTTAATTCAAAAGAAAAGTGCAAATAATGAGATTTATGGCTATTTTGCTATTTTGACTGACTCAATAGAAATTTTTAGAGATATTCGTCCCAAAGATATACCGGAGTTTATGACTTTGGCTGGAGCTATTCAAATATACCAACTGGCAGCTTCAGAAAAATGTGTTAAAGAATACAACCATATAGTTGAATATATAGTACGTAATGTTATAGCTATTGTACTAAGTTTACGAACCAGAATAAATATTCGTTATATAACATTATATGCTGATGAAGAATGTGGAAATAAAAATATAGTAAAAATATACGAAAAAGCAGGGTTTAAGCATTTTCCGAATAGTTCAAGTCCTGAAACTGTTTTAATGTTTTATGATATAGGTCCTAATTAAAAATTGTATAAATCTTTTTTAATAACCATTACCCAAACTCAATATTTTCTTCCCTTTTTACCGGTTTATACTCTGCCAAACCTTTTAAAGCTGCCATCTTCTCGTTAAACTCATCGTCTGTCTCATGGCTGGAGTATCCGGCATAAGTCCTTTCATTCTTATGACCTGTAATGCTCATTCCAGTGCGTTTTTTTGCATTATTAGCTAGATAAGTCGCTACATAGTGCCGCCAAGAATGAAAGACAATGTTCCGTTCTTGCCGTTCTTTTTCTGTTATGCCGATAAGTCCCAGAGCTTCATTAAAGTTGCGGTTAATACTTCTTTGACTTATAGGTTTTTTAGGATCTCCGGAATAGAATATAAAAGGGTTATCCAATAAGCGACTTAAATTGTCTTTATCATTGGCTAATTCAAGGAGTATTTTTCTTGTTTCAGGCATTAAGGGTATAGTTCTTGATGTTCCTGTTTTAGTTGATTTTAGGCCGTCAACTTGCGACCATGAGTGTTGAACAAATATTCTGTCAAGTCCTATATCGTTTTTTCTTAAAGCAAGGATTTCTCCTAACCTCATTCCTGTTTGGCTCGCTAAACGAGAGGCTGCATAAGCTCTTTTACTCTTCCACTTTACGCTAAAAAGTCTATTCGCTTCTTCGTATGTGAGTATACCCCGTTCTTTAGCAGGTTTTGAAAACTTAAAAAGTCCGATGCTTATATCCTGATTGATAATTTTCTTTACAAAGGCATATTTTAAAGGCCGGCATATAGATTGCCCTATATAATTGATCGTAGAAGATGATAAGCCTTCATCTTCACAAGTAAATAGAAAATCATTGATAATATCGATATTAAGTTCAGATAATCTCATATCACCAAAAATCGGTAAAGCATGCTTTTTAAAGGCATAAAGCATATTCTTACAATGGGTAGTTCCTATTGTTTTGCCGGTTGATAGTCTTTCTTTAACATATTTACTTGTTTCTATGTTCCAAAAATCGAGAACATAATCGCTTAACAGCGGGGTGGAGTCATCTCGTATTTCTACATCCTGTCTTACAAAACCTCTTGCTTTAAGTGCCGTTAGTATCTTATCAGCTGCATTAATATCAAACTCTTTGCTTTTGATTGTCATCAAAATATAATCTAGTTTTTCAATTTCAATTAACTGGCCTTTATTGGGTATACCATTCTTCAGCCATTGAATGACAATCTTTTCAGCTTCTTTTTTATTTTGAGTTCCAAGTGATATTGCTGGTAGATATTCTCCGGTTTTTGCATTTAAGAACCGGACTGCACAATTACGCCCGCTTCTTGCACTGTAAAGTAGATATTCCTTTTTAGCCAT